TCTTGGTAAGCTGCTCGATCGTCATCGCCATTTGTGTTTGTTGAGTTGGTTGCTTTGGTTGTTTGTTGGTGGGTAACAGAAGTATCAGAAAACTTATTTCAATTTTTTTTTGCGTTAAGTTTTTGGAAAAATTTGTGGTAAAAATGGCATATGGAATAGGTGTAAAAAAGGAACTCAAAAAAAAATTGAAATAAGTTTCTGAATAGTTAGGAAGAACAAATAATAATTAAATATAAAAAAAAGGATACACGCTCTGTGAGCTCAACTTCTAGGGTCATGACGCCCCTAGTAGCGGGAGTGCAGTTGTAAAGTGTCGGGACTGATCATCCCAGCAAGACACCTCTTTAGCCCGGAGTAAAGACAACTGCGATGTGTATCTTTTTTTATTGTAAATATGTGTTAAATATGTGGTATAATTTTGTTACTCAATTCTCGTTTTCCTACTCATTTCCCGTTTGAATATAAATAGGGTAGTTAGGACAGTAAAATAAAAATAAAAATAAAATAAAAAATGGAGTTAAAACATAGAAAAGCTAGGTGGCACACTATTGTTATTCTCTCTTCAACCATTTTTTTAAGCAATCAATTTTCACACCATCTTTTTATTATACATAATCAATAGTATTTTAACATTTCTGTATCTTATCCATATAATATCTATATAGAGTATCTTTTGTAACAAATTCATATGTATATTTTAATTCAAGGTCAAGCCACTCAACACCATTTGTAAAAGGATCGGGGTCTTCAGGATAATCGTATTTCAAAATTATTTCTCTTTCTATAGCTTCAATCTTTACTTCATGTTTATATAATAATCGATAAAATTTTCCCATTTCTTTTTTGTATAATTTTAATAATAATAAATAACTTTTCTCCAACTTATCAAATGAAATATCTTCAATATTATATAATGGAATTAACTCAATGTTCAACTCTTTGTTCACTTCATATACAATATTATTAAAATTAATATCTGAAAAACATTCACAAATGGCTGGACCGGCACCTATATATTCATTGTCCTGCATAAGAAGATCATCATTAAAACGGACAAGCCAATAAGCCTTTGACCTTATACCCTTGATAAGACAACATATCTTATTCACAATGTTTTTCTTTTCTTTAAAAATACAAGGAATCTTCGCGTTGGTATTCATCAACAATTCATGAACATAGACATCATAACAATCCATTTGTGTTTGTTGAGTTTGTAGCCTTGTTTGTTTGTTGATACATAAAAAAAAAATAAAAATTTTTTCAATTTTTTTTGGTTTTGAGTTTTGGGATTTTTTTTATTTTTATTTTTATTTTTATTTTTATTTTTATTTTTATTTATTTATAATTATTGATAGTATGTGTTATTAAAAATCTTGAATAATCTTCGTTTATAAATAAATTATTATAATCTAAACATCTTGGAGCATATAGAAATCTTATAAAGTTTTTTATTTGTTTGATTTGTTTACTATAACAATAAACATAGTGTTCTACCTTTGAAAAAGATAATGATATGCGAATATTGTGTTTAATACAAATTTTGAACCATAATTGAATACTTTTATTGAGTATAATATATTTTGGATTTTTATTCTTATTTTTTTGATAAATCATAATATTGTTATTTAATTCCATTAATTTTTTAGAGAGAAGGTCTGTAAAAACTATCCAAAATTCATTATTGTATTTTTCTCTCTTGTAATTGGAATTGTAAATTATTGTAAGACTATCTATTAATTTATTTGTTAGAATTTCATTGTTTAAAAACCCACTATGGTTTACAAGGGTTATCATGTTGGATATATAATTGATACTTTCTAATTTTTTTTTTGTATTTTGGTAATGCTTATAAATTATATTTTTACTATTTGTGTGATTTATAATTTTGACTATATAATATACAATATCTTGAGGAAATATAGATAAAAGGACATAATAATTCATGATATAAAAGATGAACGTAGAGAGAAAAGTAATTGATTTCTTCAATTTTTATTTACTAATTTAAATAATTAAAAAATAAAAAAATTGATTTTTATTATAATAATATATTATTCACATTATTATTCTAGTGTTCTTCAAAAAACAAAATGGAATGTTTTGACATTTTTGTTCATAATCTTGTTATTAATACAAACATTAAGAAACATACTAATTTTTGTAAAGAGAAAAAAAATCTTTTGAATAAGATATTAAAAATTCTTAAAAATATAGAATTTAAAAAAAATTGGATTCATGAATTTAATATGTTTATTCGTAGTAAAGATAATTGGGGTTATGATTATTTTCATTTTGTTGGTGGAGAAGATAAATATATTAATTTTACTAGAATTTTACATAATGTAAATAAATATTTAAATATAGATAATAATGAAAAAGGATTTATTTATGAATTGTATAATCCAGATAAGTCTTCTTCATTATTAAATCAAGATAACGCCGATGAAATTTTATTTGACAAATTAGATAAAATTTATTATATGTTAATAAAATTATATAAGAAAGAGATTGGAAAAATACACAGAATGTATAATGAAAATATTACATATATTTTGGAAGAAGAAAAAGAAATAAAAAGAATTATGAAAGAAAATTCTATATACGATGATCTTTATAATTTTCCTTCATATGGAATAAATAGTATTGGTAGATATAATTATAAAAAAAATGAACTAGATTTTATAGAAAAAGATAGTTTTTATAACTATTATCGTAGTAAGCATATTAAAGTATAAAATGATCTTTAATAATAATTTTATTACAATACAAAGTTTTCTATAATTATTATGTAATAAAAATAAAAATAAAAATAAAAATAAAAATAAAAATAAAAAAAATCCCAAAACTCAAAACCAAAAAAAATTGAAAAAATTTTTATTTTTTTTTGTAAAATTAAACTACTTATCTCTCTTCAACTCTCAAAAAATTCTTATGGAAGCAATCAATCTTTGGTTGAAAAATAAAAATCTTGAAAAAAAAGAATATCAAATTGAAGGTATTAAATGGTGTCTTAACAATGAGACATTAGGCTTTCAAATTGATGAAAAAAATATAAAAGGTGGGTTGGTAGCAGATGAGATGGGTTTGGGAAAAACAATAACAATGCTCTCTCTTGTAATTGGAAATCCAAAACCTCTAACTCTAATTGTTCTACCAAAGGCTCTTCTAAATCAATGGGAAAAAATAATTCTTACTCTAACTGACCAAGAACCATATATTTATCATGGAACAAATACAAAAAAATCTCTCCAAGAAATCACAACCAACAACTCAATTATAGTAACAACTTATGGAATGATAGCAACCAGTGATAAGAGAGAAAATGAATTATACAAACAAAAATGGAACCGTGTTATTTATGATGAAGCGCACCATCTTAGAAACAAGAAAACATCAATCTATAAGGGTGCTTATATTTTAACTCAAAACTCAGAAATAAACTGGCTTGTAACAGGAACGCCAATTCAAAACCAAAAAAATGATTTTTATTCTCTCTGCGATATTATTGGAATCCCAAAAACATTTTACCAAAAAAGTGAAAACCTTAAAGAAATAGCAAAGAATTTCCTGATGAAGCGAACGAAAGAGCAAGTAAAGATAGAAATGCCAAAAATAAATACAAAAAAAATAGATGTTGAGTGGGAGAACAATGATGAAAAAGAACTATCCCAATTTATTCATCAAAATCTGGATTTTAGTAATCTGGTAACAAGGAACAATATGCGATTTAATATTCCAATTCCAGAGAGGAAGCTCCCGCTCTTAGTAAAAGCACGTCAGTCTTGTATCATGGCATCTATGGTAAAAGACGGAAATATCACAACAAATGTTTCTAGCAAACTTTCAAAACTAATTGAAACAATAATAGCATCACCACAAGATAAGAAGAAACTAATCTTCTGTCACTATAGAGCAGAAATAGATGAGATTTCAAAGCTTCTCTCCATACAAAAATACAAAACCGCATTCATTGATGGAAGGACAAAAAATAATGAGCGATTATCAATATTAAATAATACAGAAAATATTGATATTCTTATTTTACAAATACAGACAGGTTGCGAAGGTCTTAATCTACAGATGTTTTCTGAAGTATACTTTGTAAGTCCACATTGGAACCCGTCAATTGAAGAGCAAGCAGTAGCCAGATGCCATCGTATTGGACAAACACAAGAGGTGAACGTATATAGGTTTATTATGGGAGCTCATGAACCAAAGCAAAAGTCGCAATCATTAGAAATGCATACAAAAGAAGTCCAAAAAAGGAAACTCAAGATTGCCAGCGAACTCAACTAAACCAAAATACCAAAATCAAAATAAAAACTATATATTTTTTTACATAAATTTACATAAAATAACTCTTAAGCATCAATTTACATAAAATAGCTCTTAAGCATCAATTTATATTGTTCTATTATAAAAGTAGAAGTAGTATTAGCAGTAATTACAAATTCAGAAGTATCAACCCATTGTTCTGGAGCAAAAATATGAGGTCCAAAAGTAATATAATAGCTTCCTTGTTTAGTTATAGTTCTTACATCAATAGTTTCAATAAATGTAGAACCTTGACTTACTCCACTAATATCCAAAGCTATAGTTTTAGAATTAGAATTCGCAGAATTAACAAGAAAATTAGCATATATTTCTACATATTGACCAGAAATATCTAGTGAAGGCGATATAATAGTATTTCCAGAACCAGAAATTGTCAAACCTAATTGATTAAAAGCTGGAACAACAAAAGAAATATCTACAGGAGCACCTGCTGTATTAGTATTAAAATTAGAATCATAAAATAATGTTTTTCTCTCTAAAGAAATAGGTTGTCCTTGACTAGAAGGAAGTTGAACACTCTGGTTAATACTAGAAAAATCAGAAAATAGCAAATTACCATGTGTAAAATAAATACCAGACACATCATTAATAAAATTATTATCCATAGATAAATTTGCTTTAATTATAGTGGAAGCATCAATAGTAGTAGCATTATAAATAGTTAAGTTACCAGTAACACTAATACCACCGGCAGCACTAATATCTAAAGTTTCAGAAGTAGTAATATCAAAACTAGAACCATGACCAATATAAGTTCCATCGCTGAAATAAATTCCAGAAACATCATTAATAAATTGGTCGCTCATAGATAAATTAGAACGAATAGTAGTAGCTCCAGAAACATCTAAAGTATTATCAATGGTAGTAGCAGCGTCAATAGTTAAGTTACCAGTAATAGTAACACCACCAGCAGCAGTAATATCTAATGTTTCAGAAGTAGTAATATCAAAACTAGAGCCATGACTAATATAAGTTGCGTCGCTGAAATAAATACCAGAAACATCATTAATAAAGTTATCATTCATAGATAAATTAGATCGAATAGTAGTAGCTCCAGAAACATCTAAAGTAGATAATAATTGAACCTGGTGTGCTAATGTAGTATTACCATTAACATATAATTGTCCAACTCCATCATCATAGTCAATATAATTACCACTTGGAAATAATAATCGTTGAGTGTTAATGGTATTAGCTGTAAGATTAGAATTTATAGTAATATTAGAATTAATAGTAACATCTGTATTAAGATTAATACCTCCAGCGGCACTAATATCTAATGTTTCAGAAGTAGTAATATCAAAGCTAGAGCCATGACCAATATAAGTTCCATCACTAAAATAAATACCAGAAACATCGTTAATATATTGTTCACTCATGGATAAATTACCAACTATAACAGCTGTTCTAGTATTAATTTTATTAAAAAAGCCTAAATTAAATCTTTTATCATTAGAACTACCCGATTCATCATAACCTAAATTAACATATTCACTAATAATAGGTTGAATAGTATTACCACTAATTTCAATAAGATTATTAATCGAACCATTAATAATTAAGTTTTCAAGAGTAGTATTACCAACAACATCTAAAGTTTTATTAACAGTAGTAGCATTATAAATAGTTAAGTTACCAGTAACACTAATACCACCGGCAGCACTAATATCTAATGTTTCAGAAGTAGTAATATCAAAACTAGAGCCATGACCAATATAAGTTCCATCACTAAAATAAATACCAGAAACATCATTAATAAATTGGTCGCTCATAGATAAATTCCCATTAATAATCGCATTACCATTTACTTCTAAAGTAGCGGAAGGATTTGATGTTTTAATACCAACTCTTTGCTCTCCATTGTCAATAATTCTAATGACTTCAGTATTATCAACACCAAATATTAAAGGTTCGGTATTACTAAGAGTCCCAATCGCGAGACCATTATTATCAGAACCTCCAGTTGAAAATATTAAATTATAGCTAACATCACCGAATCGTGTATTATTAGATGCTCCAATAAAAATAGTTCCTTGTGAAGTTTGAAATTGTGAAGAATTTTTATCATTAGGATTTAACACTTTTAAAAAACCATTTTGTATAGTAGTAGAACCAGAAACATCTAAAGTATTATTTAAATAGGTAGTTCCAGTAACAATTAAATTATTATTTATAGTAACATTACCTTCTTGAATAAATATATTATCAGTGTTTACTAAATTATCAGTTTCACTAAAATAAAGAATTTCACCTTTATTACCAGGAAAATCTAGTATAGCAGCAGGACCAGTAGGTCCAATCGATCCAGGAGGACCAGTATCACCAATAGGGCGACAACAATTTTTATATTTTAAATAAGTAGAATAATTAGAATATGACATATATATAAAATACAACAAATAAATAATTTTATTATAAATTAAAATACTTAAATAAAAAAAGAATAAAACATATATCAGTATAAATTCAATATTAATTAAATAAATTAATAATGTTATAAATACTAATGTTAATATAGCATCGCTGGTGTAGTGGTAACATCTTAGGTTTCCATCCGAAGGTCGGGGTTTCGATTCCTCCACGATGTAAATAAAAATTTTTATATTAAATTATCAAAATTATCAAAAATTAATAATAACATTTTTGTATTTTACCGTACCGCTTATCTTCAATCATATCATTTTCTTTAGAGCTTAATTTATTTCTATTTGTTGAAGAAACAAAAGGGTTAAAATTATTAAAAAAGTTATCATGGATTTCATATTTATTTTTGATTTGAGTATCAAAACGCATAATAGTATTAAATTGTTCAGATGAAGCTTCTTCTATGGATTTATACTCAGATGGCAAACATATTTTATTACATAAACATTTAGATGGGCAAAAAGCTCTAATAAAATCATTCAAAAAGAAACGAATCCAATAAGATTTTTTAAGTTGAGAATTGGTTATTTCTTGTGTAAATATTTTATCAATATCAGAAAATGCAGTATTCAAATATAAAATAGTTTGTATAAGTTCATTTTTCAAAGTAGATAAATTAGTTATTCTCTCTTTATAATCACTAGTTATATGTAAATGTTTATTTCTTTGTAAAGCATGAATAAAGCGCATTTCATTTTTAACATTCTTAAGAGTATTAATAGTTTTAATTTTATAGTCATCTATTTTTTTTATAACAGCAAAAATATTAATATTATAAATAATAGGATAAGTATAGCGAATATTTCTTGGAATCATGAATTGATTATTTTCTTTAATTTCAGAGATTTTATCTTGAACATTTTTAATTTTATCTCGAATATCATCCATAATAATTTTTTTCTCTTTTGTTTTCATATTATAAATTCGCTTTCTTTCTCTATATAATTCATTTCTTTTTTTAGTTTTCTCTTCATCGGAACTATTTTTATTAAAATTATAATTAATAATATTTTTACTTTCTTCAAAATGTTTATCTACAGCATTTTTAGAGAGAATAGGATTGCTGAATAATAATATTTGCCCAGAATGAAACTCCATATTATGTTGAAGTTTATCATATTGATGAGAAGATATTTTATGAGCTTCCGATTTAGCATCTAATTTGAGAAAATTAATAACACCTAATAAGAAGGCAATAAAACCGTTAACACCGGCTAATATAAGAGAACCATGTTCTAATTTACAAACAACTTCTTGTAATATTGATACCATAGCTGTAAGAGCAATTGACAGAAGCATAAGTTTATTTAAAAGAACCTGACATGATTCTCTACTCTCCATATAAATAATTTTTTGACCTTTTAAATAACTAGCTAAAATATCAAGTGCCGATGAATATCTATGGACAGTATCTTGTGTATAATATTTATCTATTTGTTTTTGAACATCATTAAAAGATAATTTTTTATAATGTAGAACCTTTTTATGATTTTTATAGAAATCAATTTCATATGATCGCAAAGATTTATCACTACTTTTTTCAATTTCATAATAATCACTATCGTCAGATGAAGTATCACTAGGATTACTACAAAAACTATCATCTATATTACTTTGATTACTTTTATTACTATTGATATTATCAACTTTAGAAAGATCAACAAAACGATGAACTATTCTAGTAGGAGTATTACAGGAAAGTTCTAAAATATTATCTAGATTATTAATTTTATCTAATTTATTCTCTATTTTATTCTCTAATTGCGTTATTTCAATATTTTCATCAGGAATATTAATAATAACAGGTTTATCATTATTATCATTATTATGATTATTATCATCATTATTTTTATGATGATTAATATTATTGGAGAGATCAATATTTAATTTTAGTTTACTATTATTATCCATAAATATATATATATGGATAATAAAACAAAAAATATCTTATATATGACGCTAAAATGTGGATAAATGCTTTTTTGAAATAGAAAAATTTACCCAATATATTCAAAAAAGATATGTAAAACTAATAGTATTTAAAGTATTATTATAATTTTATCAATTATTGAAATACATTGAATAATAGTGGAATACAAGAAGAATATAAACCATTGAAATTTAAATCATAATTAAAAATAAAAAATCATAATTAAAATTTTTGTAAAATTTATATTATTAATAAATAATATATATGAAAAACCGTTATAAGATTTTAACTCAAAACCCGATCAAACAAATTGATGATGTAAATGAACGGATAAGTAAAGCTATTGTAGATATTACTAATAATAAAAGTGAAACAACAAACTTAGTATCCAATATTACTGAACAATTGGGATGGACCAAAGGCAACCCTTTAAATGCTCAACTCGAGGGCGTTGTATCGAAACGGTGCGCTATGTCTGGTGATGGTAAGACAGTTGTTTACAAAGACACCGCTACCAACGACCTATTAGTATATTCGAACATTCCAGGGCGATCCGCTAAAATATCAACTGGTGATATGCCTGGTGAGTGGTTGCTTGGCGGTTCAGATATTCGCCAAATTGAACTAAGTGATGATGGCTCTGTTATTGTTGCTGGTGACGCTAGAGGCTTTATCTATAATACCTCAGGTGTTCAGGCTGGTGCGGGACGAGTACTTGTGTATCGTTTTGAGAACGGCGTGTGGGTGAATAGATTAAAAGCGATTGGTGCTACAGATAAAGGAATGTTTACACCAATAGTTTTGGGACACTCTATTTCTTGTAACCAGGATGGAACTGTCATTGCTGCGATGGCGGGAAACTATTCGCAAGTCTCTGGTCTTACAGCAAGTGAGGCTGTTAAACTGTGGCGGTGGGACCCTACATCGTCAGAGTATGTAGAAGATACTAGTCTAACAGCACCAGGCAAACTCAATGTAGCTTGGTCTAATTTTGGTTCCATTGCACTCACCCAAGATGGCAGTGTCGTAATTGTCGCAGAACGCGGTGGCGGCAAGCTTCACCGCATTGACTATGTTGACTCTGCCTGGGGTCCACCGACTGTCATCACTTACGCAACGGCTTTCCCAGATATACCAGTGGACGGTATTGGTAGATTGCCGATGGTCGTTTCTAATAAAGACGGTTTTGTACTTGGTTTAACCGGAACCACCTTAGACAATGATGGTTCACTGAACACAGCTGTTGTTTTTAAGTTTCCAGACACATACACCTCAGGCGCTCTTGTAAGCGTCGAAATACCTATGTCTGATGGATACTGGTGTGATATGTCCAAGACAAATGACTATGTTGTACTTGGACGAGGTGAATTGAACAGTCAGAGAGGACAAGTTGCCGTCTACAAACTAACAGTTGGGGAGACATCAATTACCTCCAACCCCGTAAACATCATTTCCGGTATTAACAATACAGATGCTGTTGGAGGTAGTGATAATATTGGAGCCGGCGTCGCTATTTCGAACGACGGCAAGCACTTTGCTTTCCAATGTGATAACGCTTTGTCGAAACTTGCTGGTATTTACCGAGTCGGTATGAATGACATAGATGCACTAAGATCAGAAGTTCTGGAAATTGATAATAAAATAAATTTAGAAAACTTAAAACTAGATTCGGTAAAACAAAACGTCCCACCTAATCTTGACCCCCTTTTTGTTGAACCCACTTCTTGGAATGAAAAACCTGAATATACTTTATCTACTCTTACTCAAGGTCAATATCCTTTATTTGGTTTAGATAATAATTATAGTGATGCTCTTGTTCTTCCTTATACAAATGGTATTAGTAATGATTGGGATATTACTTATACTAATACAACTATTGATAAACAGATAGTAAAAAATATAGCAAATTCGCTTAAATACACTGGTTCCGGTTCTGTAAATGAGCATTCACTTGTGACCGCCAAGGAGTACACAATTAAAGATGGTTTCAACTTTTCGTGTAAGGTAACTCTTGCTGATTCTGACGGAAATCGTGCTGTTCTAGGATACAACGTGGTATTTGATGCCTCTGGTTCTGGTATAGATACTTATTTTAACTTAAATGCGTCTGGAACTACTGAAATGGAGTTAGTTATGATAAAAGACCAGGACATATCTGGTGTTCGCGTATGGATTGATGGCGTTGAAGACGAAACCACAGTTTTCCCAGATTTTGTTGGTGGTCGCCTAGTTGTAATTGCGAATTCTAACGCGACCTTCTCGGAGGTCAAACTAACTGACACAAAATATGAAATTCCCGATTTGTACGAATTAACAAAAACTAAGAGTATCAACTTAAATATATTAACAACAGTTAATCCTATAGATCAAGACTTTTTAAATAAAGTAAGCGCTCTACAAGAAGCGAGTACTTTATGGAATGGACCGAACGAAGTTCCTTATTATTTTGCGAAGTTAGGGGCATCTGTATATTTCAGAATGAATGAACAAAGTATTGAAGCCAATAAATCTAATTTAATTTATTATGCTAATAGACCAGCTACAGCAGCAGTGATATACGGAGGTGATATTAAACTTGATGAACCCAGTATCTCCATTAAAATATATACTCGGGACGTGTCAAGTGTTAATGAAATATTGAATACTACTGGATTCGTAACTTTTGAAGAGTTCACTCAGCAGACACGTGAGGGATATATAGCATCTCTAATGTACGAACCCAACGGAAACCCAACAGGAACAACGCGGGAACAAGCTATAGATTACTGGACATCTACGGTAAGCAGCTGGAGTCCGTTATCACTTTTAGCGTATGGTGGTTTACCAACTCCATCAATTATTAATCTCAACCCATCGATGGTTTGGACTAATGAACTCTCAGAAGGAACTTATAATGAACGTGATTTGTGGTTTCTAAACCGTCTTAATGTTCCAGAAGAACAAGAGTATGTAGTTTCTATTGATAATAACTCGTATGTCAATAATGTTTACCTTCCAATTACAACAGTTTCGAAAATTCAAGATGTCGCTGTTAAAATTCTTACAGGCGAAAAACTTAGTGGAATGATGACTGGACTTTGGCCTATAGCTAACTCTGTTTGGTCTTCTACTGACCCGCTGGTTGTATATTCGCCTGACACAACCACAACTGAAACCAACTTTTCTGACGCCGGTTCGTTCCCCACTAGAGCTGAATGGGATGCCAAGGGTCTAAGTAGCTTTTATGCTCCTTATGTTACTGCTCTAGGTGGTGATGCCGCAGCGGAAACTACTTTCGACACCCTAGGTTTCAAACAGTTTATTGAGCAGTTTCTATTCAATAATTCCAACACTGTCAAGTTTGAAGCTTTACCTTAAAATTTAACAATAAAAATAAAAAATCATAATTAAAATTTTTGTAAAATTTATATTATTAATAAATAATATAAATGAGTTCGCGTTATAATGCCCCTTCTCGATATGCCACCATAACACAAAAGACAGTACGTCTTGACCTAGCACTATTAGAAGCCAACTTAGGTCTCGCCATCTCGGCTGAGGAAACAGCTCGGCAGGCTGCTCTTGATGCTCAGACGTCTGCCCAGACTGCTCTCGATGCTCTACAGGATGCCAACGCCGCTGACTTAACAGGTCAAATCAGTACACTTTCAAGTTCAGTAACTGCTGTCACCAATTCAATTGCTGCTCAGACCTCTGCCTCAAATTTGTCGAACAAGATCAAGTCTGGCTTAGACAATGTACTTCCTGTAAATTTAGTGACTGAACTTCAAGGACAGGAAGCTTCGAGTAAATTTGGTTACACTGTCCAGTTTTACAATAACGGGGATGGTTTAGTGATTGGAGCTCCAGAAACCGTTGGAAGCAGTTCCAATGGAAAAATTTACACATACGAGCAAATTTCAGGAAACTGGTTTAAAACGGCAACAGTTGAAGGAACAACACCAGGATTTGGTAGATACATCAGCATTACCGAGGATGGTAATCAGGTTTTACAATGTTCTGAAGATTCCACACCTTATGGTTCCGTATATAAAAAGCAGCCCGCTCCAGCTGAAAATCACGCTGTATTCACTGTTCCTGATAATTACACTGCTTTAGATGGCCCGATGAACGGTCCGGATAATGAACCCATACAAGTAATAACTGGCATAGACGGCACTTACTATTCAGATGGTACTTACGTACTAACATCTGACCCAGGGGTTACTAAGACAGGAAACTGGTTCAATGGAGGGTCTGGTTACATCGATGGAGTTGCTGTTGGTGCTAACTTTGTCAGTGGACTACAGTATCTTGTAACAAATTTTGGATCTTTAGTATCTGTCACAGTAGGTCATGTAGTAAATGGCACCATTAGTAGCATTACCATCACTGGTGTGGATACATTCCAATCCGGCCCAGTTGCTTATTATAACGCAATCTACAAGTATGAACTCGATACGTTGCTTCCACGAGGACAGCCTGGTGTTGCCGCAATAGAACCTCCTCCAGATACTTTTGTTCTTCAGGCAACAATCGATGAGGCTTATCGAGGAAAGATTTCAGGCGACGGTTCTACTATTGCTGTATTCCTTAAAAAGGGCGCAGGTGTGTATGATTTCACCCTATTTGATGTAGCTAATTTGCCAACAGATGCTTCTGCTGCTGCTTCCGGCACTTTAAAGCACACTGTCAACACAGGCGGATTTTACCCTGTTGCTATTACTACAGATGGTTCTAGAATCGTTGCTTCAGGTGGTAACAATGTACTACCAAAAATGTTTATTCGTCAAGTTGACGGTAGTTACACCGATACAGCCTTCTCGAGTTCAATGGCTGTTCCCACCTACATTCATAACATTGAAATCACAGGCGACGGAACAGTTGTAGTAATTGGAGATAGTGGAAACCAAACTGTATCGTACCTTCAGAAAAATACTGCTAATAATGACTATGATTTCAAAACTTCTGTTACAGGAGAAACCTCCGGTCACAGATTTGGAGGGGGGCATTCTGGTACATCGGTATCTCCAAATGGCCTTATTGTTGCTATCGGCGATGATTGGTTTTCAGTTGCTGGTTCACAGAAGCATGGAAATGCATACCTCTACAAATATGAGAACGGCATTCTATCTAGAGTTACAAGCATGGGAATGGGAGTTCTAGCAACTGACAGCAGACTTGGACACAGCATGGACCTAACAAACGATAGTGTCGCAGTTACAACTCTAAACATACCAATAACTGGTGATACCCTACCAGGCCAAGTTGACATATACAAAATGCTTCCAATAAGTGATAATTTTGGTGTATCACAGTTATACTCTTCAATTGCCCAAATTGAAGCGAAGCTATCCGATTCTCTATTACCTCAAGATCTCTCTTCGTACCCTTCTCTCACAAACTTTACAGCATCGACGCCCGCGTCTGGTTACCTACCTCTACGCAATACCGGAAACATACAAGTTGATGGTCTAGTTTCGGTCTTCACTGATGGCCTGTCTGATAAATGGACCGCAGAATTTGTTAATGCTACTTTATCCAACGGTGTTGTTAGCAATATAGACAATATTTTATCGTGTACCGAATCTTTCAATAATAATTCTATCCACCACCTAATGACATCCAAGCAGTACTCGCAGTTCACGTTAACTTGTGAATTTCAGGTTGCTGCCGCTGATAAATCCGTAGCGAGTGTGTTATGGGATCTACAGCCAGTGGCGTCTGCTAACGAAGGAGGAGCTAGTTACACTTATCGCGCCGTAGACTTAACAGGACAGATCCGCTCTTCTACCGATACTTTTTCGACTTCCAACGTCATTGGAACAGGGTGGAAAACTCTAAAGGTATCAAAGTTGAACACCACAGTAAATGTTGAAATTGACGAAGGTACCCCCATCATTGATACAACAAGTAACGATACCGGGTACATTGGTATTCTTGCGAACTCCAACATACAGTATCGCAATATTCGTATTCATAGTAATACTGTTTCCAGCTGAGCTACCCTACTACCCGTCTCGTTTACACTATCAGCCAGTGTAGGTCAGTTAGCTCTTGATGGTATAGATCGTTTCGGTGAGTTCGTGTCGATGAACGAGACAGGTGATAAAATGCTTGTAACTGGTAGATTACCAAACCACAGTTACAACATTTATATCTACGATTTAGTAGCCGGCTCTTGGGAATTACTCCAAACTATTCATTCAAGAAAGCTGACAACTGTGAAAATGTCGCTCGATGGAAGTAGAATCGTTGCCGTTGCTACATACAGTAACAACAATGTTGCTCCTCCTACACCTCCTGGTCACACTGTTTATGAGTTCCTGTCTGGTACTTTTCAAATCATTCATTCGATAGATTATGATACAGCTGGTAAGGCGGAGTCAATAGATTCCAATACATATGGTTCTGCTCATTTAGGAGTATCGGCAGACGGTAGCCGTTTCGTAACTGGTGGTGACTATGGTCCAGTTGTAGGTGGAGCTTTCACTTACAAGGGTCAGATTGAAGTTTGGGAGGTAAACCCGTCTTCTACAAATGCTACGGATAAATACGTGGTTATTAAGCATTGGGACGGTGGTGATACAGACTTAGTCGGGTACAACCCAGCACACGGATGTAGCATATCACCTGACGGATCTTTCGTAGGCTTTAATGGCGAATCGGCCGTCTATGACCCAAAATTCTTCTTGTACGGGGAAAGTGCCGGCGTCTGGACCCTCGCTAACACTGAATTGGCCATCGGTTATTCCTATTTTGCTTCTATAGGATTCAGTCCTAATGGGGAATATTTAGCAGTAGCTTGGCATGGATCTAAGAACACTTGGAGTGACGCCCTCCCATTAATTGTATTCCAAAAGACTGGTGCTACATGGGCTAAGATTTCCAGCGGTTTCGCTTTAGATGCCGATGTTCCTGTTTTCGGGGCAACTACCAAAATTACAAACGACGCAACACTAGTAGCATCTGGACAGAATTTCGAGGTCCGAGTATACTATTACAATGCCGCCGAAGGCAGGTACTATGCTAGTTTTGCCGTGGATGAAGGCACCGTTAGTAGTGGGATGATGATGTACAATAACGCATTTGATGTCTCTGTTGTTGGTAGCGAGCTCACAATTATGAATGGTAATAAAGTAAAGGGCACTGTAAAACAGTACAAGACACTTCTAAGATAGTAAGTTTACGATCAAAAAAAATCTTAGTACATAATAGAGTATGAGCAAACTCAAAATCATATTCAACTTTAACAACACATTAATAATAAAAATAAAAAATCATAATTAAAAATTTTTACTAGATTTAAAGGTAATATTTTATCTGAATTATAAGATTTAAAGCTTAACTGATATAAATTTAATTAATCTTCCTTTATTCTTCTTAAATAAACATGAATAAGTTTTATTAAGTATTTTAATATTAAAATAATTAATAAAAGCCCTCGGCGGGACTCGAACCCGCAACCCCCAGATTAGAAGTCTGGTGCGCTATCCAATTGCGCCACGAGGGCAGAATGATATAATATTATATATATTAATTATCAATAATAAATCTTTAAATTAATTATTTAAAATATTATAAAACCATTTTGAAAAGAAGAATTTTTCACAAGAATCTGAACCATTTTTAATAACATTTTTATAATTAGCTTCTCTATCATATCCATTAGAACCACCATCGCGACGATAAAATAATAAATGGGTTTTAAGATCGCAAGAAATTAGTTCAATATGACCCATACCAATATATCTATAACCAATATCAAAAACATTATTTTGACCATTATTACAAAATTCTTGGTATATACTTAAAGACTTTTTGAGAGACATAATAGTCCATTCTCCAATATATATTTCTTTATCAGGGTCTCCTAATATTTTATATATTAAAATAATATTTCGATTTAATGATTCAGGTATATTATAATTAGATAATGATTGAAAATTAATAGTGAATTTATTTTGTGAGCTATCAGATGAAAAGAAAGGTTGGTTAGTAGAGTCATAATCATTACAAGAAACGTTAGATTTTTCTAAAATTTTCAATATTTTATTAATATTTCTAATTTGACATGCTAAAACAGCATCCTGAACTTGATTTCCATTATTACTATTATTATTACTATTATTATTAGTAGTATTAATGGATGTATATAGTTTCCTTCTTTTGCCATTACTTTTTTCGTAATTCATAAAGAATATAATAATTATAAATTAATAATAAATATTTAATATTTAATATTTAATATTTATTATTTGTTATTTAATATATTAATTTTAATATATTAAACTATATATTAATACCCCGCAAGGGGATCGAACCCTTGACCACAGGATTAAAAGTCCTGCGCTCTACCGACTGAGCTAGCGGGGCAAAAAAATGGCGCGTTCTAGTTCCACACAATATATAAAGAAAATTTCTTTAAGTAATTTTAAAATATATTTAAAACTAAAATAAATTCACGCTAAAACAAGATAAATATATAAAGATTTATATAGAAGTAAGTATTTAATTTACATATTAAATAAAAAATAATATTATGCTAAATAATTAGTAAATATTATTTTCGCTCCGTGTTGGGATCGAACCAACGACATTGCGGTTAACAGCCGCACGCTCTAACCAACTGAGCTAACGGAGCATTAAAGTTGCGGGATGCAGGGGGTTAAATCGTTAAAAGTGATTATAATTATTGATTTGCTGTAAGCATCCTTAGAGAAGTGATATTATATATCCTTCACATTATATAGTAGCAATGTATCTTTAAATATATTTTATCTAAATAATTTTTAATAAAAGTATTTAAAAAAAATATATATTTTGCTGGGAGTGGGGTTCGAACCCACGAGGCTTTCGCCATGCGATCTTAAGTCGCACCCCTTAGACCACTCGGGCATCCCAGCTTGGCGAATGTAGCAGGACTCGAACCTGCGCGGGCATAGCCCAACGGATTTCAAGTCCGTCCCCTTAACCGCTCGGGCATACACTCTAATAGCTCCCACCCAGATTCGAACTGGGGTTGGAGGATTCAAAGTCCTCAGTGATAACCGCTACACTATGGGAGCAATGTGCTCACGGCCAGGCTCGAACTGGCGACTTTCGGCTCATAAGACCGACACTCTAACCAACTGAGTTACGCGAGCTTATATGCAGAAGCACTTTTGCTCATGCTCCTTTTACATATAGTATAGATAATATCTTTTTAAATTAAATTTAGTAAAAAATATTATATAAGTAATAAAATAAAAACTATTAAATTAAATAATATTCCAATAAATCAATATATTCAAGTTATAGATATATTATTAAAGTCAATTATCATATTATCATCCATATCATGAGCAATTCGTTTATTACATGTTTGACAATAATTCAAATTATTAAAATTAACAATTTGACAATAATCACAATTCCAAAATAAAGTACCAGAAATATAATTATATGTTTTATTTTTATTTTCTAAATAAGCAATAATATTAAACTTCTCTCTTTCAATATATTCACAAAAGATACTATTATTCTCTAAAATTAATTCACTAGCAGATACTTCAAAGCCTTCTCCTCTTTCAAAATTATAAATATATTCACAACAATTAGCACAATATCCTATAAAAATATTATCTATACAACCATAATTTTGACAATTAATACATTGATTAGGACCAGTTCCAATAACATTATTAGAAATCCATTCATCTGGGAATGAAGAGATATAATTAATACCATTTACAAATTTATAAAGCATAATGGTATTACTTATAAATCAAGAAAGTAAAAATACTTTTATATAAAAGAAATAAAAATAAAATAAAATCAATTTTTTACATAAGTGAAATAAATATAATTTATTAATGTAATAAAAAACTAAAATGACTTGTGGTATATGTTTAGAAACAATAAATAAAAGTGTAATGGGAAGTTGTAATCATCATTATTGTTATGATTGTTTAATAAATTGGCTGAAAACAAAAAATAAATGTCCAAAATGTAATAATATATTATATGAAATAAATTTTGATAAAGAATTTGATGAATTAATAAGTGATTATAGAAAAATAAAAGGGGAGAAATCTCCTATTAAAAATTATAATACAATATATTCAGTGTTACAAGACAACAATTATAATTCTATAGAAAATATAATAGAAAAGAAAATATTAATTGATTTTAATAAACATAAAAATGAAGAAATAGGAATAACACTAACAAATAATAATAATGGTCCAGGTGTAAAAATTAAAAAAGTAATACAAAATAAATTAGCTTACAAACATAACTTGAAAAAAGGCGATATAATTTTATTTATAAATAATATACCATGTATAAACCATAAACAAAGCATAGAAACATTAGAGAATTTATCACTCTCGTATAAAATAGTAGAATTAATTATACTATAATTTTACTATAATTTTACTATAATTTTACTATAATTTATAATAAATTATTATTTTTTATTCAGCATTCATCGTAATAATTTTTTCTGTAAATTATATATTATAGTTATATTATATAATCAAAATGGGATTTCTTAGAACTATGGGTCCGGGATTAGCTGGAAGCTCAAGACATAATGTAAATGTAAATATCAATACAGGTGGTGGTTCAAAAAAACAAGGATTGCCAGCAACCAGAAATGTTGGTAATCCTTTTGCATTGAATGCTATAAAAAGAAGAGCGTCATCAAACTCAAAATCATTAATTATAATTAATCAATTAAGTGGTATTGGTAGAAAAAGAAGTCAATTTTTATCTAATGCTGGAGGTATTAGAAATAATAATATTTTTAGAATGAAATATAACTAAATTAACAGTATAAATAAAAATTCAAGAATTCAAGATTTTATACAATTTATATAATAACACAACTAGAATTTATGTTATTATATAAATTAAAAACAAAAATAATAAATAAAATAATACAGTAAAATAATAAACTAAAAATGGATAATTGTATAATAGGATTACCAGTATATAATGCTTCACAATATATAAGTGATACAATCAAAAATATAGAATTATTAGAAAAATGTTTTAAAAATATAAAAATTATTTTTGTTTACGATAAATCCAAAGATAATACATTAAACTTATTAAAAAAATATGTAAAAGATAAGAATAATGTAACAATTTATATAAATGAAGTAGAGAGAATAAGTAATAGAACAATAAATATAGCAAGAGCAAGAAATAAAATATTAGAATTTATTTACTCAAATAATGATAATATAGATTACAAATATTTTATAATGTTAGATTGTAACTATAACAATTATAAAACAATAGATATAGAAATTTTAAAAAAATTTTTATTAAGAGAAGATTGGGATTGTTTAACTTTCAACCAAGATTATTATTATGATATATGGGCATTAAGTATATCCCCATATTATTTAAGTTGTTGGGCATGGAGTTGTGGTAATAAAGTAAAAGATATAATGGAAAAATATATAACATATATTCTCTCTCAATGTAAAGAAGATGAACTAGTTCCATGTTTATCAGCTTTTAATGGAATAGGTATTTATAGAAAAGATAAATTTAAAAATTGCTACTATGAGGGAAACTATCACATCAAATACCTTCAATATTTAAAATGTAATTTGAATAATAATATAAATATTTTAAAAAATATATCAAAAAATGTAATAAAAAATTATTATGTTGGTTCAAAAGGAATACATAGTAATCAAGATTGCGAACATCGTAATTTTCATTTAATGGCAATTATAAAAAATAATGCTAGAATAAGAATTTCACCTTTTTATTTATTAAAATAATAATAAAATAATAAAATTGATACTATTTAATAATATTTATTAATGAATAATTATTATTAACTATAAAGATGGAAATAAATAGAAATAAAGCTACAAAGTTATCACAAGATGATATTAAAATACTCCAAAGTATTTCAATAGAATTAAGAGGACTGAGTTTCTTAGCAAATAATGGTAAACAAACAATGGAAAATTATTTATTTATAGACTGTGGTGAAAAGTTAGACCCCAATATTATTTTACATGAATGTTATGATCAATATTCATCAATAACAGGTGAAGAATTAGAAAATTTTGCTTCAAAAATAGATAAAATTTGCTTTCCAAATGGAATAGATGAAAATTCAAGTATCTTTGATGAATTAAGTATAAATGAAAGTGGAACAGATGTAACATATGAAGAAAAAGTAAAGAATCCCACATATTTAAAAGGAAAAATAAATAAAAAAGATTCAAAAAATCAATATAGAAAACACACATATTACAACTCATATAATGATAGCATTAATAAAGAGTATGGTGGATATGACACAACATTATATAAATTAGGCCATCTAAGTATGAATCCAATAGAAGAGCCATTTTTAGGAGATGAGTCTTAAAATCGTAAATAAAGTTAATAAAAATTATGTATGATATTTTATTATACTAATAATTTCATTAAGTAAAGAATTTTTATTATTTCTAATATTATCTGTTGTATCCGATATTTTTATATTGGTTTCTTCAAGATTTTCAATATTTTCCTTGATTTTTGTTTCTATATTCAATACTTGGTTATTTTTTTCTATAATATTTTCGTTTGCCACATAAGAATTATTAGACAATAAATATTGTAATGAATTTGTTTCAATTTCAAACATTTGATGTAATTTAATAAAAGCTTCTTCGGTTACCTCTTTAGTGTTAATAAAATTAGATAATGTTTTAACAAGGGTATTTTTTTCATTTAAAAATTGTACAATATATTTGAATTTATAATTTTTAATATATTTTTTTGTATTTAATACTTTTTTGATATCATCACCTTTTATATCTTCAATATTATTATTATTTAATACATAGATAATAATTTCATATATAATATTTCTAAAATCATTTTTTAGGGCATTTTTACTAATAATATTTTCATAAAATGTATTTTTAAAGTTAGAATATTTTAAATCTGTATTATCAATATTATTTTGATTTATATCAACAAAATTACGAAGGGTTAAAATAGTATCATCGCAATATTTTTCTAATTTTGTAAAATCAAATTTAACATTAATATTTTGAAATATTTCAAATAAGTCCTTCGCTACAATTTTATCTTCAAATTTTATTAATAATTGATTAAGAGTATTAATATTAAAAAATTTATCTAAAGAATTAAAATAACATTTTAATTTAGATAATTCAAAAGAGAATGTAATAGAATTAATAACAATATTATGAGAATAAGATAATAGTGAATTATATAAATTATAAAATTTATCAAAAATATTTTCGTTAAAAGTATCAATGTCAAAATTAATTATATCTAATTTTGGTATTTTATCTGTAAAAAAGGCATTAAACTTAATATTAAAATATTTAAAACTAGAAGAAAAATTATAAAGATATTCATACAATTTGTTATTTGTTTCAATAATACCGAAAAGTCTTTCATTATATTTTTTTAATGCTATTTTATTTCTATTAGCTCTATTTTTTATAATATTAATTAATTCTTTCATAATTTTAATATCCTTATCGACTTGAAAATTAATTTCGTAATCTTCTTTATCATATTTAGAATTATCTATATTTATTTTTTGTATATATTCTTCGATTTCACTATAATATTTTAATTGCGATTTGTAAAATTCATCAGATATTTCTTTGGTATTTTCTTCAGTATTAACATTATTTTCAAAATCAATAAAATTAATATCTTTTTTTTCATTGATATTGTCAAATTCAAAATTATCTTCTTCAATATTTCTATCAGGTTCTTCTAGTATTTTAGAAGAACTAATAAGTTGTAATATATCACGATAATTACAAAATTCAAAAATTTCAGTAATATATTTAACAATTTTATTATTTTTTTCTAATAATTTATTATTTATCAGTATTTTGTTTTCATAATAATTATTAGTATGTTTTATTTTTTGAGTTATATTAGTAAAAGAGTTATATTGAGAAATAACAGAAAAAAAATAATTCAACGCAACTTGTATTTTATCATAGCTTTCATTGACAATTTTATGTTGAGCATAAATATCATTATTTAAAGTATTTGATAAATAATTATGCTCTTTTACAATTCTAGTACTGTCTTTATTAAAATCATTTATTTTATTATGAATATTTTCTACATCATTTAACAAAGATTCAATATAAGTTATATTGTTCATTATTTTATTTTAATATTAAAGTTTTAATTTATATTTTATTATAAATATAATTTTTTAGTTGAAAAAATAAAATAAAAAAAATTGAAATAAAACTAAATATATATCTAGAATTTACCAAACAAATAAACTTATTGACTATGCCATTCTGCCGTTTCTGTTTTGATAACAAGATCGAAGGTCCGCACACTCACTATCTTCGGGAAAGCAAAGAACCTTCATCGCGGGTAACATGTCCGCTGCTATTGAACAGACAATGCCTGACGTGTAATAAGAAGGGACACACAACAAATTATTGTAGGGTGAAGACAAGATCAACACAAGTAAAAATAGAAAAAGAGTATGATGAAGATGGTTTTATGATTATTAAGAGTAAGAATCAAAAAACAAATAAAGAGAAAATGGAACATGTAGAAAGTAAAAATAACTTCGCAAAAAATAACTTCGCAATTCTTTGTGAAGAGATTGATAATAAAGAACCAGACAAAAGTGAAGAAAAACAGTATCTATTTGCGCGGAGACCAACTAATATGTCATGGGCAGACTGGGAAGAAATGGATAATTAGAATATAACTCAAGCTATTATAAAGTAATTGAAAAATAAAAAAGCATAATATTACGCTTTTTTATTTCAAAAAAGAAATATTGCATGAAGTGGGGTTCGAACCCACGAGGCTTTCGCCATGCGAACTTGAGTCGCACCCCTTAGACCACTCGGGCATTCATGCTTATTATATTTTTTTATTATTTTCTTTAGTATTTGTATTATTTCTATCGACCAGTAGAACCAAACCCACCCGAACCTCGAATAGATTCTCCAAGTTCACTCTCACTATCTACTAAAATTGGATAAATAGGATATGTTAGATTAGGACTACAAATTTGCACAATACGATCTCCTTTTTGAATTGTATAATAATTGAAAATCGCATTTTCATCCATTCCCTCTGCCTTTCTCTTAACCTTATCATGATTATCTAATAACGCCCCAAGCTCACCTCTATAACCAGCATCAATAATACCTACCGAATTAGAAAGTCTAAGTGGAGTTTTTGCTCCCATACTAGAACGAGGATATAGATAGTATCCACTAAACATACCACCAAATGTCATTGAACATTTAATTCCCATAGGAACTTTATTAGATAAAGTTGAGTTTTTAATTTTTACATCATTTGAACAAAATAAATCGATACCACAATCAATATTAGAAGTATTTGCTCCATTTGAAGAAATATATTCATCTAGAATTTTTTGTTTTTGTGCGCACATGTTACTATAATTTTCTGTAAGCTCTACATCATTATTCAGAATATAGATTTTCAAAATATAGTATGGAGAAGACATTGTTAATTAGATTAATAAAAAATATTTTAAATCAATTTAATATAATATAAAAATAAAAATTGAAATAAAAATTTATTATTAAATAAAAAGATAATATTAAAATGCTTAGCCGCTCAGCCGAAACCTTTATTAATATTGCCAGCAATGAAGCTGAAAAATCATCACTACTTATGAAACATGGTTGTGTCGTTGTAAAGAATGGTAAGATTGTAGGAAGGGGATATAATAGCCCAAGAAGCACTTCAAGTGATAATTTTATCAACAATTCTTGCTCGTGTCATGCTGAAATGGCAGCATTGAGGCAATTTTATCATAGGTCCCTCACGAATACATATGGAAAATACAGCGATTCGATAAAAGGCCAGGCATAATATGAGACAATTCAAAGACATAGTATTGTATGTTGTAAGACGCGATGCGTGTGGAAAGTTTACGAATTCAGCACCATGTATGAATTGTTTCAAGGTAATAAGTGAGTTAAATATAAAAAAAATAGTATATAGTATGAATGGTAATGAATTTAATATGTGTAAGCCTTGTGATTATGAGACAAAGCATGTAAGTGTCGGAAATCGTATTTTACTAAACGAATTAAATACTATGAAAGAAAATAGAAATCCAAATAAAAAAAAAAATAAATAAAAAATTAAATATTTACTGAAAATAGAGAACTATAAAAAAAGCACTATATAATATTTTTTTTTATGCAGTTTCTTGTAAAAATAATTTTAATAGATAAATTAAATAATAAGAACACCGAACGATTGCTGTTAAGAAACTTACAATTATAATTGGGATTATCTCTTTAAATAATTTAAAATATTTTTACATATTGTATAAATTATAATAAAAATTGATGTTATTATTAATAAATATAGAAATCCAAATAAAAAACATATCTTATAAAAGATGTCGCGTTTTGAGTGTTTAAATAATAATAATTGGCAAACAATAAAACCTAGAAGTGAAAGAAATGAAAGAAAACAAAGAAGCGAAAACCATTACAATAAGAAAAAAAATGATTATAGTAAAAAAGAAAAAAAAATTCTATCAAATAATGTAAAAAAAGATTTAAATCTTCGAGATGAAAAATTATTTCCTTCTCTAGTAAAAAATGAAGAAGTAAAAGAAAATACATTAAAAAATGAAGAAGTAAAAGAAAATATATTAAAAAATTACATAGGAATAGTAAAATATGAAATTCATACAGAAAAAATAGAAGAAAGAGTTCCCCCTGGATGGAGTATACTTTATAGAAAAGACAATAAAATTATCATAGAAAAAGGAAAACAAATTAACAATTCATATAATAAAGAATTACACGAAGAAAATGAAAGATATATGATATCAAGTAATATTTTAGATAACAGATATTATGAAAGATTAGAACTTAATGAAATTTTAGGTGATATATCACAATATTGGAATATGGACGCACAGTATATATATGATACTCGCGAAGATGAATTTATATGTAATAACGACGAAAGTGATACTGAATATGATAACGATGAAGAATTCTATTAAAAAAATTATAATTTATTTGTATTTAATTAAATTATAATTTCAATAAAGAAATATTTTTTTATTAAAATGGATAATCTAGAATTTGACTCAGAATGGATAAAAGAGTATGAAGAAAAAGAAAATGAATACAAAAAATTTTACAAGGAAGAAGTAAATATTATAGATGCTATTTTTATATATATAAATGATGATAATGAAATATATAATGTAAAAAATTTCAAAGAATACATCGCAAATTCTCAAATTAGTTACGAGAGAATTATAGAAATAATCAAAAATTATCAAAATAATATGGATAATAAACATAAATTAATGGCGTTATTAAATTATAAGATAGATATAGATCCAGAAAATATTAAACAATTATTCAACTATAATATAAATCCAGGAACCCTTTATTCAATAAAAAATATAAATAATATTTATTTTGACAAAACAATAAATTTATTACAAGATTTAAATAGTCTTATATTTATTTTTAAAGAAAATAGTAGAGACAAAAATATAAAAAATAATACAACAAGGAGAATAAGTTTAACATATAAACAAAAAAAAACGAAACGCAAATATACTTAAAGATTATAATTTTATTAAATTATAATGTCAGAGTTAGTGGCCGCACTAGATAAATTACAATTAGGAGAAAATATGAATTGTGAATATAAATGGTCATCAAATAATAATATGAATGAGCTATTAACTCAGTTTTATTTTCAATTAGTAAGAGACGCGAATCATGATGTATTAAAAGTAAAATATTATGAAATGTTAGATTATGTATTTAATATAACCGCGGATAGTGATAGAGAATTATATGGAAAATATATTTACAAATTAATTGCTCATATGAGAGATATTCCAAATGGAAAAGGAGAATGTAATTTATCTTATTTTTTAATTAGCAATTTATATAAATATAAGGATACAAATAATGGAAAAAATTATGAATACATTATCAATAAATTAGTAGAATTTATGATTGAAAAGTTTGTAATTTTAGAAAATGAAAATTTACCATATGGTTCATGGAAAGATATAAAATATCTACTAGATTATCATCTAGATGAAAATAGTAAATTAAAAAAAAAATATTATACTCCACTAGAGGTTATAGAACTAAATAATGATATAATTGTAAAAAAATGTATTAAATTAGTTTGTGAACAATTACAAAAAGATACTACTAAAAATACTCCATCATTATTATGTAAATGGATTCCAAGAGAGAAGTCAAAAAAATTTGGATGGATTACTCCAATATTAGCTTATAATTATTATAAAGAATGGATAGAAACAGCTAATACAAAAGAAACAATTGTTAATGCTAAGAAAAAATGTTTAACAAAATTTAGACAACTAATTAGTGATATTAATAATAGAATTGAAACAACCCAAATTTATCAATGTGATAATAGATGGGGAGAAATTGATTTTAAGAAAAAAGTAACAAGTATTACAATGAAGAAACAATCAAAAGCATTTTTATACATAAATAAACACACTACAGAATATAATAGCGAATATTACGATCGCATGAAATGTTCTGAAAATTATAAAAATTATATTACAGAATCATCAAAAAATAATGTAAATATTAAAGGAAAACGTGTATCAATTATTGATTTTGTTAAAGATGCTTATCACCTAGGTAACAATTATTATGAAAAAGAATTGATGAATTCACAATGGAGAGACAATAGTAGTTTAAATCAAGAATTAGGAAATATTATTGCTATGGTAGACACATCATTTTCAATGCATGATAATAAGATGGGACCATTATTTTCGGCAATTGGATTAGGGATAAGAATTGCTGAAAAATCTAAATTTGGAAATAGAGTAATGACATTTAGCACAAATCCAAAATGGGTAAATTTAGATGATGTAAAAGATGATTTTGTAGAAAGAGTAAAAAAAATTTCAAAGGCAGAATGGGGTGGTAGTACTAATTTTAGAAAAGCATTAGATCTTATTTTAGATACAGCTATCCAGAATAATATTGATCCAAAGGTAATGGAAAATATGAGTCTAGTTATTTTATCCGATATGCAAATTGATTGTGTAGATAATATCGGTAATATGGAAATCATGTTTGAAATGATGAAAAATAAATATTATAATGCTGGAATTAAAACAAGTTATCGAACACCATATAATTTACCAAATATAGTATTCTGGAATTTAAGACAAACAAATGGATTTCCAAATACATCAATAACAAAAAATACAGTAATGATTTCAGGAAACAGTCCCATGCTATTAAATGAATTTGCTAGAAACGGCATCGAATGTTTAAAAGAAATTACACCTATGATTATGATAACTGATATTTTAAATAATAAACGTTATAATATTTTAGATAAAAAATTTACTGAAATTTGGAATATGAAGAAAGACATTGATTCAAAAATTAGCATAGAAAACATGATGGTTGATATTATTTAAATATAATTAAATATATATTATTTAAATAATAATGTTTGGAAATATTGTATATACAACCACAAATACACATACAAATATAGATACAAATATAGATACAAATGATATTACATATTTTGATAATAATATAGAAGAACTACAAAATACTTTATATGATATGTTAAGAATCTTACCAAATAACTCTATAGAAAATAATATTTTAAATCAAAGTTTATATGATAAACCAAAATATAAAAAGGTTATATCAAAGGAAGACATTAATAAATATTTAAAAATTTCAAAATATAACGTTGATGATAAAGATTTATTGAATACATACTGTCCAATTTTTCAAATTGATTTTAAAAATGGAGATGATATTATAAAATTACCATGTAAACATTGTTTTATTCCGGAAGCAATTAATAAATGGTTAAAAGAAGAAAAAAATGAATGTCCTGTATGTAGATATGAGTTTAATTATGAAGAAATTGTAAATAAAGAAGCGGTTATTACACAAGATGAGGAAGAATCAAATATAAATAATAATTTAGCAAGTTCATTAATAAGAAGTTATAGTTTACCACAAAATGATAATAATTGGAACACTTATCCATCGATGGTTAGACCACATAATATATCATTAATAAATGTAATAATGAATGAAGTCATAGAACAAGAACATCATTATGAATTACAACAAGCACTACTAAATAGTTTAGATGAGTAATTTTAGAAATATATATATTATAAAATATTTATATATATATATATATGAATCCTTGGTTTAAACACTTGGCAGAAGTTAGAAAAGCAAATCCTAATATTAAAAATGTAGGAGAAATAGCAAAATTAGCTAAAAAAACATACAAGCCGGCGGCTAAATCCGCGTGTGTAAAAAAATGTATCAAAAAATGTAATAAAACAAAAAAACAAAGAGGTGGTGAAGAAGCTCCAGAACCCGCTTCAGAACAAATTGTATCTGGGTCTTCTATAATAAGTAGCGAACCAGCTCAAGTAGGTGGTAAAAAATCCCGCAAATCCCGCAAATCCCGCAAATCCCGCAAATCTCGCAAATCTCGCAAATCTCGCAAATCTCGCAAATCTCGCAAATCCCGCAAATATCGCAAATCCCGCAAATCCCGCAAATCCAGAAAAAATAAAAAATGAGGTTGTCTAGGATGTCTTCATTGGTCATGTTCGCCATTATCTAAAAATTTTTTAATTAAATAATAATTACTATATAATTAAATAATAATTACTATATAATTAATTATTATTTCTTGTATATTGAAAGTAACGATTTTTGTAAGTTTTTTTTATTTTTTGTTTTATTTCTTCTAGGCTATAATGAGTGTTTTCTTTAAAATTCTTAATTTCGATATTAATAAGCTCTTCATATAATTTTGAAAAATTATCAAAACCATTTGCTGGAGAATAATCATTAGTATCTGTATTTCTTTCAATATGAACATCCATAGTATCGATTATTTCTCTATCAACAGCTTTATATTCTCTTCTTTTCGCTGGTTCTTTCTTCTCTTCGCTCTTTTTTCTAAAATAATATCGCGCCGATTTATACATTTTTTCTTTAATATTACCTTCGTAACCCAATGCTACTAAACGTTCACTTTCTTTATCAATTTCTTCTTTGTTTTCAATCAACCAGTCGTCCCATTTTTCCTTATACTCTTTTTGACATGTGTATTTATGAAGTTTACTAAAAGTATCCAGTATTTCTACAATTTCATTTGAAAATTTAAATCTATATATTTTATTAGTTAGCATGTTAAATATTTTTAATTACTAATATTATATTTTATTAACATCAATTTTTATAAAATTGATAAAAAATATATTATATAATATAAATTATTATATGGAGAATACTATGGAAAACAAAAATGAAAATTTAGAAAAATTAATTATTGAATATGTAAATCAATTAGATGAATTAGAAAAAATAGCACTAGATGTGGCAAAAGAACAATTAGAAAGTTCATTTTCAATAGAAAAAAGTATTGGATTTTTAAAATGGAAAGAAAATAAACATTAAATTAATCAATAACTATCTAATATTAAATATTAAATATTAAATATTTTTTTTAATCATATTTTTGTAAGCTTTAAAATCAATTTGTTCATATTCTTTTAAAACAGTTTCTTGAGATACTTTTTCTTTTAATAATTTTTCATAATCATCTAAATTTCCTTTATACTTATAATGATTACTATTTTCAGTTAATATGTATTCTTTTGTAGTTGTATCACTGTTATTTTTTGTGCTTTTATCTTGTTTATTGTAACTTTTAAAATTAGCAAAAATATTTTTCTTTTTATTTTCTACATTATCTTCATCTTGTTTTTGTTCTTGATGTTTAATTTTATTTTCTAATAATTCTTTTCTCTCTTGTAATCTTTGCTTATATTTGTTTAATCCTTGAATATATTCTTCTTTATAGTCAACATAAATATTTAAACATTTATTATCAATAACATATTTTCTAGAAACAGTTTCTAGATATTTATAAGGTATATCTTTTGTTTTTGAATAATAAATATATGATTCAATTGAATTATCATAAGCCATATAAATTATACCTCTTGTGCTATTTTCCTCAATAAAATTATCTTTTAAGCTTACTAGATCTTCATTTTCTTCATACGGCTCATCCTCCTCTTTATGTTCACTTTCTTCATCTTCATTTTCATTTTCCTCTTCATCTTGTTCTCCTTCACTATGTTCACCTTTTACCACTTCTTCTTGATTTTCTTTTTGTTTTAATTTTAATTTTTTATCTAATAAATCATAATAATCTTCTAGATATTTGTATTCATAGAATTCATCTTCATCTGTATCACTTTCATAGTTAACTTCATCAAAAGGTTTATATATAAAATAAGAAACAACAAAAATACTAATAGATGTTCCTATAAATACTATATTAAACAAATTAAAAAATTGTGATAATCCATAAATCATTATAAATTAATTATAATAGTTATAGTATTATTTTTTTAGATACTTTAATTTATATTCATTTTTCTCTCTTCAAATAATATATTTATTTCTTCTTGTAAATCTGGAATTTTAATTAATTTATAAGATTTATTATTATTATCGGGATGTAAACAAACCAAATACATATATCTTATAATTTTATTATAATTATGCTCTAAAATCCATTTATAACCATTTAATTGAAAAGCATAATGCCAATAATTAGTATCTGGTATATATGAAATATGCGGATTAACCGCCCATTTATTAAAAGAAGACACTTTTGTAATATCTTTACATCTCTTCCAATCATAAATATCTAAAACTTCTTTATTATCAATTATTTTTTCTGGTTTAGATTTAAATATCATGTCTATAGAACCAGCAAGTTTTAATTGTTTATCATAAACAATCCATTCTGTTCTATAAGGTTCTAATAAATGATTATAATCTTTATAAAATTTCATAAAATACAACCATTCTACACTTTCATCTATTATATTAGCTCCATTATAAAACTTTTCGATATTTAAATGCATTTTTGTTCCATTCTCTGAGGCATTATTTTTATTTTTATCCCATAAATCTTTAATTTCTTCTCTTGTCATTCCATAATATTTACTATTCACCCAATTTTTAGAAGACATCATATTTGTAATAATTTTATCAGCATCAAAACTATTAAATAAAGAATGTATAAAAGTTGTCATAGATGTAAAATCATACTCACCTTGAATATTATATATATGCGTTTCTTCATCTAAAGATGTTTCTTCATCATTTTCATGAAAATTTTTATTCTTTAAATAATTAATAACAAATGAATCCAATATCATTATCAATATACAATTATATAAAAATATATAAATTCAATCAATTATTCAAAGAATTTTAATATTAATAAATAATTTAATATTTAGTAATATTAATGGACACGTTATATAGTGAGATTTATTATGATATAAAAAAAAATAAAAGCATTACACAAATTAAAGACGAGTTATCAAATATAGCAGAAATATATGGCGCAGAAGATAATTATAATCTCCATGAAATGGAAGGAACACGAAAAACAATAACAAAAGATATTTTAATAAGCGTTTTTTTATTCAATAGTAGTAATTTATCAAATTATATAGATTTTTTAAAATATATCAAAAGAAGTACTTATTTACATGTAAATGTAATCTATTACAATAATGGAACAGACAAATTAATTTATAATATTGATAAAAATAAAAAAGATATAGTTAAAAATAAAATGGAAAAAAGAGAGACAAGTGATACAAATTTTATAAAAGAAATAGTTAATTCATTATTGTAGTTATAATAATATTAAATATAATAGTTAATATAATAGTTAATATATAGTATCATTTATAGATGCTATTTTATTTTTAATAGAATTATTTTTTTTACTTCTTTTACTTCTTCCTTTTGATAATGTTTTTGGTTTGCTTTTTTTATTAGTTATTGGAAAATCATTTAATAATCTTATATCTAAATTAGAATTATTATTAGAAAACATCATTAATTTTGATAATTCGTCGTTATTTAATTTTGTATAATAAATAGTATTGTTATCTTGATATTCAGCTTGTAATTGTTCTCCATCATAATTAGTTTCAAAATTTTTATAATCAACTAAAACATCATTTTCATATAATTTATTAGTTGTTGAAGTAGAAGCATAAAAATCCATTTGTATTTATATTTTATAAATAAAATATAAATTTTATATATATGTATAAAATAAATAATAACTATAAAAAAAGAACTATAAAAAAGGCACTCAAGAAAGGTGGTATGGAGAGCCTAAAAAAATTGAAAAGTAAAAAGAAATTAAAGATAATAGAAGAAGCACCTATAAAAGAATCAATGGAAAAAAATGAAAAAGATAGTAATGAAAAATCATATAATAAAGAATTTATCAAAATATTAGGAGAATTTTATGATATTATGATGAAAAAAGGGGAAGCTTTCAGAGCAAGAGCATATAAAATAGCACAAGAATCAATAATGAAAATGAAAGAACCAATAACAAATGTATCTCAATTAAAAGGAATGCGTGGAATAGGAAGCGCAATATTATCAAAATTAGAAGAATATGTTAAAACAGGAAAAGTAGCAGCATTAGAAAGAGAAAAGCAAAATCCATTGATTATATTAACACAAATACATGGTGTTGGTCCAAAGAAAGCAGAAAAATTAATATCTGAAGGAATAACAACAATTGAACAATTAAAAGAAAATCAAGATAAATTAGATAATGTTCAAAAATTGGGTCTTAAATATTATTATGATATTATTGAAAGAATTCCCAGAGAAGAAATAAAAATATTTGAAAAAGAAATGAAAAAGGCTTTTGACAAATATGCTCCTCCTGGTTCATCATTCGAAATAGTTGGTAGTTATAGAAGAGGAGAACCTACATCTGGGGATATAGATATTTTTATGACTAATAAAAATAATGATAAAAATTTATACAAAATTATATTAGAAAAATTAAAAGAAGAAAATATTATTTTAGATTTCTTATCAAAAGGAGATGTAAAAAGTATGGTTGTAGTTAGAATATTACCTGATAAACCAGCTAGAAGAGTAGACTTTTTATATTCACCACCAAAAGATTTTGCTTTTTCATTATTATATTTTACAGGTAGTAAAGAATTTAATACAGCAATGAGGCAAAGAGCAAAAGATTTAGGATATACATTAAATGAACATGGATTATCATACTTAGTAAAAGGTAAGAAAGGTGATCTTTTAGAGAAAGATTTTCCAGATGAGAAATCAATATTTGATTTTCTAGGAATGGTTTATAAAAAACCGGAAGAGAGAATAGATGCTAATTCGGTTGTTTTAAAAAAAATAGAAGAAAAAGAAGAAGTTCCACCACTTGAAGAAGTTAAACCAAAAGAAAAAAAGAAAACCGGTCGAAAAACATTAAAAAAATTAAAAATTGTTCAAATAGATAATAATTATGTTGAACGTTTCAAAAAAGAAGGAATAAATGTATTAAAAGAAATGAATGAAAATGAACTAAGTGATTTAATAACAAAAGCAAATCAATTATATTATTGTGATAATAATCCAATTTTTACAGATAATGAGTATGATATTTTACGAGAATACATATTAAACAAATATCCTAATAATGAGGCAGCAAAAGAAGGGCATACTAAATGTAATATAGCGATTGAAAAAAATAGAGTTAAATTACCATATGAAATGTGGTCTATGGATAAAATAAAACCTGATACAAAAGAGCTGTCAAAATGGATAAAAAAATATAAAGGTCCATATGTTTTATCATGTAAATTAGATGGTGTAAGTGGTTTATATTCTACTGAAAATAATGAACAAAAATTATATACAAGAGGAGATGGAATATATGGACAAGATATCAGTCATCTAATACCATATTTAAAATTACCAACCAAAAAAGATATAACTATTAGAGGAGAATTTATTATTAAAAAAGAAGTTTTTGATAAAAAATATAAGGGTAAATCAGCAAATCCAAGAAACTTAGTGGCAGGTATTATCAATCAAAAAACCATTTCACCAGAAAAATACAAAGATATTGATTTTATAGCATATGAACTTATAAATCCAGTAATGAAACCTTTACAACAAATGTTATATTTTCCTGAAATAGAAGTTAATCATGTAAAATTTGATGTAAAAGAAACAATAAGCAATGAAATATTATCAGAAACATTATTAAAATGGAGAGAAGAATATGAGTATGAAATAGATGGTATTATTGTTATAAATGATGAAATATATCCAAGACCAAAAGGCAACCCGGAATATGCTTTTGCTTTTAAAATGATTATTTCTGATCAAGTGGCAGAAGCAAAAGTTTTTGATGTGATTTGGTCTCCTTCTAAAGATGGTTATTTAAAACCAAGAGTTCAAATAGAACCAATAACATTAGGTGGAGTAAAAATAGAATATGCTACAGGATTTAATGCAAAATTTATAATAGATAATAATATTGGATTAGGAGCATTAATACAAATTGTTAGAAGTGGAGATGTAATACCACATATTTTAGCTACAATCCAACCAGCCGAAAATCCAATTTTACCCGATGTTCCATATGATTGGAATGAAACAAAAGTAGATTTTGTTTTAAAAGATAAAGAAGATGATAAAACAGTTAGAGAGAAAATAATTACAGCCTTTTTCAAAACATTAGGTGTAGAAGGATTGGGCCCTGGTAATATTAAAAGAATAATGGATGCTGGATATGATAGTGTTTCAAAAATTTTAGCTATGGATATAGAAGCATTCTTAACAGTAGATGGTTTCAAAAAAACAATGGCAACAAAAATTTATAATAGTATTCAAAAAGAAGTTGAAAAATCAACATTGCCAGAATTAATGAGTGCTTCAAATATATTTGAAAGAGGATTTGCTACACAAAGATTCAAAGTTATTCTAGCGGCATATCCAAATGTATTAACGTCAAATGAAACAGATGAAGAAAAGACAGCAAAATTAGAAAAAGTTGAAGGTATTGCGAAGAAAACAGCTGAAAAATTTGTTAAAAATATATCTAAATTTGTTAAATTTATGGAAGAAGCAAATTTAATGAAAAAAATAAATGATTATGAGAAACAAATTATATCAGATGATAAAAAAGAAAAACATATTTTATTTGGTAAAAAAATTGTATTTACTGGATTTAGAGATAAAACTACAATGGAAACAATCACAAAATTAGGAGGAGAATTAGCAAATTCAGTATCAAAAAAAACATTTGTAGTAATTGTAAAAGATAATGAAGGTAAAGACGATGATAGTGGAAAAATAGAAGATTCTAAAAAATTAAATATACCTATTTTAACATTGGAAGAATTTAAAGAGAAATATATATAATTATTTTACATATTTTTCACCAGCGGCATGTCTTAATGTTTTTATGCTTCTTTTTTTCCAATCAAAACCAGATGCTTTTTCACTCATTATATACATATCGCCATTATTCAAAGTTACTTTAATTCTCTCTCCAACGGGCTTTGAATTATGATACCATTGCCAATGAATAGGTCTACTTTCTCCTATATTACATGCTATGACCTTTTTCCTTTCACTATCACCATGAAAACCAATGCCGGTTTTTTTAGTATCATAATAAAGATTTCCTTCTACTTCTAAATTCAATGCTTTATCGCCAAAATATTTATTTAAACTATTTCGCCATTTATTCAAAAGAGAAACATTATCATATGAAATAATTCTGCCTTTTTTATTTTCATAATCTGGCTCTTTGTCTTCATTACCATAACAAAGATTATATCTAGCTTGCTTATTCAAAACTTTTTTTCTTCTAGTATCCCAATACTTTTTATCCCATTCTAATTTCATTTGCTCAGATAATAATTCATTGGGATCCACACCACTAATTTTTTTAACACCATTTCTAATTATAATTATAGCGGCATCTTGACTATCTTTTCTATTATCTTGATCTAAATAATTATTTAAAATAATTAATTCATTTTCTATCAAGTTTTTATCTAATAATAATTTAATTTTATTTAAATCATCTACAGAAAATCCATTATTTGACAATCCATTTCCATTAATTTGCATACCAGCATGATTTTCAGATTGCTCTCCAGCAGTTATACAAATTGCTATCTTATTCATTATTAAATTTTATATATAGAAAATATATAAATAATAATTATATTCAATTTTTTTTAATTTATTTATTTATTTTAAGTTATTTATTTAAAATACTTAATTAAACAACTTAAAGCAGTCACGCTAGCATCTACAACCATTGATAAGACCAAATTTGACTGTTTTATTTCCACGTATTGGTTTTGTATTTGGATTAGGTATACCAGCTTTCAAGTTTCCAGCTTTTAATCTATTTAAATATCTATCATAAGAAAAATGTTTTATATCTAATCCTTCTCCACCTGGACTTAAAGATCCTGGTCTCATTCTAGTAATAGATGTCTTTGTTGAATTACCACCATTGCCTGGATAATGTATTTTTTGAAGAGAAGGAACAACTCTATCACTCATTTGATGCCAATTAACATTGTGCCATTTTTTTAAAGGTTGTTTATTACCTAATACATTCATTGAAGCTAAAGCATTTATATATTGTGATGAATATACACGAACTTGTCTTTGTATAATCTTTTGTGTATTATTTGATGTATCAGCAATACACGAACTTTGTGATTTTCCTCCAGCACAAACTCTACATTGAACAACTCCATAATCTTGGGAACCATTACAAGAACATTTTAATCCAATTTTTAAATTAGAATCAATAGTTGGAACATTTCCATCTACAATTATAGGCATATTATATATATAAATAGATTAAAATAGATTTAAAAATTGATATTAATAATACGTATAATAATAATATTAAAAATGGAAAATAATATGGATTTAGTAGATAATTTAAAATGTTGTTTTTGTCAAAAAGTTTATGTAAATAATACATCTTTTGAAAAACATAAATTATTATGCCAAATAAAACATGATAAATATGATGAAGAAAAAAAAATAGATACAAAAAATTTAACTCATTTAGTTTGTTATTTAGTTAAAAATAATTTAAAATTAGAAGCGGAATTAGGCGAATTAAAAAAATGGATTCAAACTAAAAAGAAAAAATTTGCTGTTTTAGATTGGTTAAATGAAACTTATATTCCATCTCAAGATATAGATAAATGGAAAAATTCACTAGTGGTTAATCGTTTACATCTAACTTATTTGTTTAAAAATAATTATACAGATGGTGTATTAAATATTATTAAAAATTACTTACCTTTAAGTGAAGAGAACTATTTACCATTTAAATCTTTTGATCAAAAAGATAATACAATATTTGTTTATCAAAAAAGTAAATGGATAGTTTTAGAACATTCTGAATTTGAAAAAATAGTACAGGGAATTTCAAAAAAAATTATTACAGAATTTAAAAATTGGCAAGATGAAAATGAAGAAAAATTATATAATGATGATTTTTCAGTAATTTATATTGAAAATGTTAGAAAAATTATGGGTGGTAAACATAGTGTAGATCAGCAAAATAGCATTATTCATAAAAATTTATATAAATATTTGAAAATGAATTTAAAAAATATTATTCAATATGAATTTTCATATTAATATTTTATCTATATCTTATATATAATGCAAAAGTTGTATATGAACTTAAAAGGGGGAAATACTAACAATGTTCCAAGATATAATACTCGCGTTGTTGTTCAACATGTAAATAAACACCCATGCCGTCAAGCAATGTTTAATGTTATGCATGGTAAAGGGGGGGGATGCTCGTCATGTAGAGGATAAATTATATTAATATTTTTTATAATTATATAATATATAATGCCTTTTTTTATGACTCTTGGTGGAAGTAAAGGTAGAGGTGCTACTATTCCTCAATTAATTAAAATGACATTTCCAAATAATACAATGATAAAATCAAATGATTGGTATCATAAACCCGGTAATACAGCTTCTTGGTCTAGATCATCTAATAGAGCTCTTTTAAATCACATACGTAGAAATGTTTAAAGTAATGTCTTTTTTCTTTAATATTTAATAAAATTGATAAATATTAAAGATAATTTATTATTCATAACTAGAATTATGGAAACTGTTTCTATTTCAGAAAAAACACCTAACCGCGTTGAGCAAATGGAGAAAGTTCACAGAGAAGGTCTAGAATTATTTAAAAAGAAAAATGCTGATTATGGAGATGCCTTTGCTAATTACGGAGCAATTGGTGTATTAGTTAGAATGGGTGATAAAATTCAACGTCTTCAAAGTATTACATCAAAAAATATTAGTTTAGTTAATGATGAAAAAATTAGAGATACTCTTATTGATTTACATAATTATTCAGCAATGGCAATCATGTTATTAGATGAAAATAAGGAAAAAAATAGAATCACTAGTTAAAAAAGAATCATAACCTAATAATGAATAAATAAATGATATTGTTGTTATATTCATATAAAAATATAGTATATTTTTATATAAATGAACTCATTAGAATTAGATATTACTCACTATTCAAATAGTGAATTAAAAGAAATATTTAACTTAAATAATTTTGCCACAAAAAATGAGATAGAATTTACAATAACTAATTATAAAGAAAATGTTAAAAATGAAATTAATATTAATCCAGTAAAAAAAAAATCATTAATTTTTTTTCTAGATAAAGCTTTAGAAAACTTATTAGGTGACATAAAAGAAAAAGAAAAAAAAACAAAAAATCACCCAGATGAAACTTTATTAGGAACTTTCTCTCAACCATTTAATTCTATAATTGAAACACAAGATAATCAAGTTATTATTAAAGACCAAAATCGCATAGCTGGGTTAAAAGCAAAATTATTTGAAGGAAAAGTTGTTGATTCTGGAGAATATCCTCCTGGTTATATTAATCCTATTAATATAAAAACTATAAAACAAGCTGTAAATATAGATACTCGTTTTAGACCACAATATTTTAATACTACAAGCACTGATTTTGTAATTACATTACCAGAAAAATTTACAAAAGTAGTAAAAATGAGATTAGCATCATTAGAAATACCAACTAGTATTTATGCTATTAGTGAATTTAGAGATAATACTACTTTTTCAGTTGATGCCGTTTTTAATCCATTAGCAACATGGGGTTATGGAATGCCTTGTTTAGATTATTTAGATTGTAAAACATTAAATACACCTTGTTGGGACCCCTCGGCAAATTGGGGTAAAGGTAGTGAAAATCTTGAAAACAATCCTTGGGCTAAAGCACAGTTTGATATGTTTAATAGTTTTTGGAAATGTATTAATAATAATTCTAATTTAACAATAGAATTAGCAACACCTATATTTGCTAATACTAGTTGTCTTGATTATCAAGGTTGGCCTAAAAGCAATGAGGGTCAAAATGCTTATTTAAATTTTGCGTTTGATACATCAACCAATCAAGTGGGTAACATAACAGATTGGGTTAATTGTTATGCGCAAAATTTTACTTCACGCAATAATACAAATGTAAAAACACAAATAACTAAATTTTTTAGTGATGGACATTATAGATATTTAAGACCTGGATTAATTGAAGATTTAAATTACATCTATAAATATAACCCTAATACTACTAATCCATCAGATTTATCGTCTTTTGATTCTTATAATACAATAGAAAAACAAACAGAATATATCAAAAATATTATAAAAGATAATATTTCCACATTATACAGTGATAATCCTCATCCATTCTTTTTCTTTCCATGGAGAATAAATAATTTAACTGTTAAATTACCAGCTGGTAATTATTCAAGTAAATCTAATAAAAAACCACATACGGGTTGTATTGAAGATACAATTAATTCGGAATTATATAACGTTGGTTTAGACCCAAAATATACTATTTGTTATACAATTAATCCTATAGATGGTAAAAGTATTTTTTCAAGACCGTCTTCAATACCAAATTATAGTATACCGGATGCCTCATTAAATTCTATAAATTATGGTAATTGTTCCTGTCAAGATATTATAGATTGTTCTTGTTATGATATTTCATGTTGTTCAATACCGATAACTTCAACAAAAAAAAATTGGATAAGTGTAAATTCTGCTTTAATACCTTTACAACCCAATAATGATATAAGTGGTTCTATTCTACATGTATCAAATAATCCGAAACGAGGTGATTGGAAACTGGGATATGCTGATTACTGTATTAAAGCAGGTCTTCCATTAATCAGTAGTTTCAATATAAAATTTAATGTTTCTACAGATGGAACCCCCGATGTAGAACAACCTTTACCATTAAAATTAGGATGGCAATTAGGATTTAGAGCAGGTTCATATGGTTTATGCGAAGTAGCTATTTCTGAAGGGATATGTTTAATAACAGGACCTAGATATATATACTTCTGTATAAATGACTTCACTAATGCTTCTAATAATTATTTTAGAGCAGCATTTGCCGAGTCTATATTATCACCTCATATCCTTGGAAGAATTAATTATTCTAAACTACAACAAGATGCAGGAGCATTTGGTTTGGCCGAAGATGATGACTATAATAACTCGTTAAATAGAACTCGTGAATATTTTGGCCCAACTGAAATTCAAAGATTACATTTTCAAATTATTGATGAATATGGTCGTATTGTAAGATTTAATAATATGGATTGGTCTTGTGCTATCATGTTTGATGTTTTATATAATTAATTATTTTTATATAATTAATTATTTTTATATGATTAATTATTTTCATTTTTTCTATTTTTTTTCTCTCTCTTTTGATCATGATCAATTCTATATTTTTCATAAAAATTATGAACTTTTCTATTAATTTTTATTTTTAAAGGATCAAAATTTTTTAAAAATAATCCTTCTAAGCTAATAATTCTAGATAATGCTACATAACTTTGTCCTGCTTCAAAAATATTACTACCAACATCTATATATGCTTTTTCTAATGTTAAACCTTGTGATTTATGAATTGTAATAGCCCATGCATATATGAGAGGAATTTGTGAAATACCTACATTTGTAATTTTTTCACTACCCCATATATGTTTATTAATTATTCTTATAACACCATTATCAAATTTGACTTTTGGCATATTATTTTCAAAATCAATAACAATTCCTTGACTACCATTGACAATTGGTTTATCCGATTCCATATCTAAATTAGCAATACACATAATACGCGTGCCAATTTTTAAATTTAAAGTTATTTCCGCCATTGTATTATTTTTTAAATAATCTAATTCATATTTTTTATCTTCATTACTATAATACTTATTTTCATCATTTTCTTTATTTTTATATTTTTCTGGTAACTTATAAAAATCATCTATTTTATAAGTATATTCTTTACTATCAATCTTATTATATTCTGTTTTATTAATATTATCAACATCTTTTCTTTTTGGTAACAATATTACAGGATTGTTTTCATAATCTATCTTTTTCTCTCTACACTCTTCTAATATTTTACAAGAAGAACTATATATTTTTCCAATTCGCAATTGATTTAATATTTTATTATATTTCTCATCTTTTTGTCGAAAATTTGTTTCCAAAAAACATGGTTCCCCAAAAACTGTTTCCCAGATTTCACTCTCAAAACAAAACATAGAAGATTCTTTATCATTTTCATTACCAATTGGTGGAAGTTGATAAAAATCACCAACAAATATTAATTGAATACCCCCAAAAGGAATATCTTTCTTTTTTATTTTTCTACCAATAATATCTAATATTTTAAAGATTTTTAATGATAACATACTTACTTCATCAATTATTAATATTTCCACATTTTCCCAATTTTGTCGCTTTATTTTACTTCTAATAACACGATTTACTATAATATCAATTTCTTCATTTGCCAATCCAATACCAGCCCAAGAATGTAAAGTTCGCGCATTACATTGAAGCAAAATAGAAGCACAACCTGTAAGAGCACAAATATGAATATTTTTTAATTTACTTTTCGCATCTTTTACAATATATTTTATTAGAAATGTTTTTCCACAACCACCTGGTCCAGTAACAAATATATTTTTTCCAGAAATATATTTATTAAAAATTTCATGCTGTTCTTTTGAAAAAGTTTCCATTTTATTTAATAATAATAATCATTATATATTATCAATTTATTCTTAAATAATATTTCTTAATAAAGATTATTTAACCTTAAAATTACTAGGAAAACAAGATGGAGCCATAGAAAGATTATGAATATTAAAGGACCTCAATTTTTTACTACTGTTAGTTAATCTACCAAAATTATAGTTACATATTAAATCAAGGTTCCAATTAGAATATTTTTCTAATACACATAAATTATCATTATTATTTCTATATGGTAGACTTCCACCATTACATGGTGGACACGATGATAAAGCAGTATCTGTATAAAAAACACCAGGATTATTTGAATCAACGGTTGGTATAGGCCATGTAATATAATTTAAATTATTATCTGCTAGATTATAATTATACCAAATATTTGAATCGTCTCTAACTTGAAATGTAGAACCTATATATGTTTGACTTAAATCTCCTTCCAAATTTTGACATGTATTTAATCCCATATTATATGAAAAATGTGGTTGAATACAATTTTGTTGTAAACTAACATTATTATATGTTGCTTCCCACATTTCCATCTGTTTGTCTGGAACTCTACATATTTTTTTACCAGTATCATCAAAATATTGATTTAATGCTCTTTCATTAATACAACCATGATTAATATTAAAATTAGAATATATCATATCTTGATAACTAGTATCACCAGTAACACAATTAATATTTGAAAGATTTTGACCTCTTGCTATATCCATTAACATCTGATAATTATCATTGTTGAAACCTCCAATCGAAGATAAACATCCACTATTATCTATTATAACAGGACCCTTATAAATAAAACCATTTTTTTTCTTTAAAACTACACCTTCTCCTTGAGATGTATTAGTAGCATTATCTTTAATTTTCCAGTGATTTTTAGAAAAAAAATTAAATAATGTTTTAGATTTTAATACTCTAGTATTTTCACTAGAATTTTGTATATTATCTATACCATTAGCAAATGCTTTAGATGCTGGAAATGGTGCCATACTTATTATAATATAATATTAATTATTATAATAATTAATCCATAATAATATCTAAAATAATTGGACAATGATCAGAACCTTCTGTCTCCATTAAATGATGAATACTAATAATTTTTTCTTTCAAATTTTCAGGAAGCAAAAAGTAGTCAATTCTCCATCCATTTTTGTTTGTTCTTTGCTTTACAAAATTACTCCAATAAGTGTAACTAATAGTTTTTTCATTTTTGAATCTAAAAGCATCAATATAATTCATATTGACTAAATGTATTTCGAAGTCCTTCCTCTCACTATCTAAAAATCCAGCTATTTTATTTTTTTTTGCTTTTGGATTAGTAATATCAATATCATTATGTGCTACATTAAAATCACCACAAATAATAACAGGTTTTATTTTATTCAACTCTTGAATGTATTCTCTAATACTATTATCCCAATTAATGCGAAAATGAACTCTTTCACTTTCTGGATTTTGAGAATTTGGTGTATAAACATTAATGAGTATAAAATTGTCAAATTCAACAGAACACGTTCTTCCCTCAGTATCAAAATTAGGTGGAACATATGACTTAAATTCTTTCTTTGACCAAATACAAGTTCCACTAAATCCTTTCCTTTGTGTTTCTCCAGTATTAACATTCCATAATTTATATGGAAACATTGTATCATAATGTTGTTCTATTTTAACATTTTTTGGATCAGATTTTGTTTCTTGAATACATAAAATGTCAAAATCATTTTCATCTATAAATTTTTGTAATTGATTATTTTTGATTCTAGCTCTAATACCAGCAACGTTCCAAGATACAATTTTCATTAATATTCAAATTTAATATTCAATAAAAAAATATTTTTTGTTCAATTTTTAATTAATAATATTATAATTATGTAAATTAAATTATAATCTAACATTCAGAATACATATATGGCTTCATAACTACACCATTTTCTCTAGGGCGAAGACGTCCTGTCCAATGAGTTTTGTCATTAGAAGATGAGGATGGTTCCCAAGCGTCACTCTTACAACCACACGTATTATCAATTGGAGAAGTGCGAGTCCGCTTTTTCTTGCGAATAATAACATTATCATCATATTCATCTTCAAGATAATTATCTGAATCTTCTTCTGAAGATGTCTTTGTATTTTCAGTTTTTAGTTTTATAATTTCTTTACAAAGATATTCAATGTTTGCTTCGTGAAGATTAATAAACCAGTGTATTTTTTTAAATTTTTTATTTAGTTCTTCATTTTCATTTCGAAGAATATCAATTTCACTTTGCATATTATTCATTTTTTCATTTACATCAATATTTATAGGATTTTTATTTGGAAGAATAATCCAATACTTAGGGTCGTCGTATACAATACGAGCTTCCTTATCACTACTCTGAATACGATTCTGAAAATTTTCTACAAGAGAATTTTCTTCCCAATGTTCCATATGAACAAATGCCATACTAGTTGAATCATTATTACCTCTTGCCACGCAATCGACTCTCTTTACCTTCCCAAATCCAAACTCTTCAATAGTATCTTTAATAAAATCACCATCAGCCGAAACATATGGAATATACATAGAAAGTTCTTGATCAATATTATATTGGGGAACATTATCCTCAAGAACTGGCATATTCATATTATCAATGGAAACTGGCGATGGAAGCGACATCTTGTATTTTTTTTACTTATAAATAAATTTGTTTCAATTTTTTAACAAAATTAAAAATAATAAAAATAATAAAAATAATAAAAATAATAAAAATAATAAAAATAATAAAAATAAAGTGATAAATACAACTGAAAATAATGAACTACAAAAAAAGCACCATAATAAATAATTTAAAAAATTATGTTAAAGAGCAAACTACAATACATAATAAGGCTATAAAAATGGGCGCAGGTATAGTCCCCGTTGCAATTTTTAATGGATCATTATTTTTTCTATTTGGGAAAGAATGTTATGATAATAAATGGGGAGAATTTGGTGGAAGTAGTGAAAAAAATGAAGCAAAATTCTCCACTGCTATTCGTGAAGGTTATGAAGAATTAGATGGTTTTTTTGGATCAGAACAGCAATTAAAAAAGAAGGTAACAGAAAATTTAATTTTAAGCATTACTGATTTAGAAGATAAACATGAATCTTTTGTTTTTAAAACAGAATATGATGAAAATTTACCATATTATTTCAATAATCATCATAAATTTATACAAAATAATTTACCTCAGAATATAATTAAATCAAAAAATGGTCTTTTTGAAAAATCAGAAATTAAATGGTTTGGAAAGGAAGAGTTAATTAAACGAAAAAAATATTTTAGAAATTTTTATAAACCAACTGTTGATTATTTAATCAATGAATATGATTATATTTATGAAAAATCTAATTATTTAAACAATTATTAAGATATTATTATAATTTCAATGATTAAAAATTATAATAATATTAATGAAATAAAACAAAATTTGAGTGTAGTTAAAGAGAGAAAAGAATTATATGGAGAAGTATTTACACCATTTACTTTAATAGATAAAATTATATCTTTAATACCAATCGAAAATTTCAAAAATAAAAATAAAAAATGGTTAGATATTGGTGCTGGTTCTGGATATTTTTCTATTTTTTTATATTTTAAATTATTTGAAAACTTAAAAACCCAATTCAAAAATGAGAATGAATGTAAGGAACATATTATAAATAATATGATTTATATGGTTGAAATACAAGAAAATAATTATGAAATATTGAGAGAATTATTTGGAGAGAAAGCAAATATTATTAATGATGATTTTATTAATTATAATTTTAATAACTATATTATTAAAGTTTTTGATTATATAATAGGTAATCCACCTTTTAATTGTAATGGAATGAAAAAAGTACCAACTAATAATAATATTAAAAAGAAAAATGATGGAAAAACAATATGGATTGATTTTTTGAAGAAAAGTATTACCATCCTTAAAAAAGAAGGATTATTGAATATAATAATACCATCTATATGGTTAAAACCAGACAAAGAAAAAATATATGAATATTTATTACAATATAAAATAAATTATTTACATTGTTTAAATAATACTGAAACAAATAAAATATTCAAAGGTAATGCTCAAACACCATCTTGTTATTTTTTACTTGAAAAAATAAAAACAGATAATTTTATAAGTATATGGGATAATGATACAAATAAATATATTAATTATTGCTATAATACTTTACATAATAATTCTCTCCCAATACCTTTAAAATGTCAATCTATTATAAATAAATTACAACCTTTTTTAAAATATGGAACGCTACCTGTTTTTAAAACAAATTTACCTTCTTCAAAAACTTTATTCTCTCTTTATAAAGAAAATAAATATCCTTATAAAAATATTTCTACGTGTTTAATTAAAAAATCTATACCTGAACTTGTAGTAAATTATAGTAATATAAAATGTCCTTTTACTGATAAAAAAAAATTAATATTAGCTAATAAAATGTATGGAATACCATATATAGATTATAATGGAGATTTTGGTATCTCAAATCGCGATAATTATGTAATATTAGAAGATGATAAATCTATTAGTGATTTAGAAATAATAAAAACTTTTCTCTCTACACAAACAGCATTATATTTATTTGATTCAACAAGGTATAGAATGGCATACTTAGAAAAATATATTTTTGAACTAATTCCTGATATAACATTATTATCAAATTTTCCTGAAAATATAAATGATGATACAATTGCGCTGTATTTTAATTTTGATGAAAGAGAGAAAAGTATTATAAAAAATTATAAAAAAAACATAATATTTTTTGATTAATATTTAATTTATATAAAATTTCATATTAAATATAAAAATTTATATTCTTTAATGTCACTTACTAGTTTAGATAAAGATAATCTTAATCGTTTATTTGAAATGATCAATTTGAGAGATAAAAATAATATTATTGATGTAAAAACAAACTACAGCACTTATTCTAAGTTAGAAATTATTGGTAGACAAATGATGAATTTAAAAATAGAAGCGGAAAAGATTTTAGAAAATCATAATGTTAATGAAGAATTAAAAAATATAGAATGTAATTTTAAGAAAGTTCCTGGAACATTTTATTACTTGTATGTAATAAATAATAAAAAAGTTATTTCACTTATAGCAGATACAGAATGGGATACTTATGACAAATTTTTATATAAACTATATTTTGATTATGATTATCAATTTTATATTGTCTAATATATATGAATAAAATTATTGTTTCTGCGTTAATAATGCTTTTTTTAGATTTTATTTATCTCTCTACAACAACAAATTTTTACAAAAGTTTGATAGAAAATATTCAAAAAGAAAAATTTAAAATTAAACTGATTCCTACTATATTTTGCTATATATTTTTAGTATTTTCATTATATTATTTCATATTAAAAGATAAGAGAAAAGTATTTGACGCATTTATATTAGGTTTATGTATTTATGCTGTGTTTGAATTAACAAATTATGCTATATTTAATAAATGGAATATACAAGCTGTATTTTTAGATACAATATGGGGTGGAATACTTTTCTCTCTTACAACATATCTTACATATAAATTAGTAAAATAAAAATAAGATAAAAATGTAATATGTAAAAATATTATATTATAATATATGAGTAAAAATATTATAATATTAATTTTATTAACACTAATTATTATTTATATAGTAAATGAATATTTTTATATACCACAATATTATTTTGATAGATATATAAATTATACTAATTTATCATTAGAACCTACGCAAAATAAAAAAAATTTACTTTTATTATCAAATAGTATTTTATCATTAAATAAAGAATATATGAATTTTGCGATTCCATGTATAAAAAAATTTACAAAACAAAATAATGTAGAAGAATATTTATATATACCATATGCTCTAGCAAAATATGATAATTATACAATACAAAAAACAAATCGTATTGACCAATTATTTAAAGATACAATATTACCAACCTTTAATAAATTAAATATAAAAATAAATTTGTTAGATATAGAGCAACCTATATATATTCAACAGCAAATTATTTCAAACGCAAAAGGATTATATATTGGCGGAGGTAATACATATATTTTAAATTTCTGCCTTCATAAAAATAATTTAATTAATACAATAAGAGAGAAAATAAATAAAGGAACACCTACTATATGTTTAAGTGCCGGAACAAACATTATATCACCAACTATAGAAACAACTAATGATATGCCAATTATAGAAATAACTAATTTAAATTCATTAAATATTATACCATTTCAAATGAATCTTCATTATCATAATCAAAAGCTGCGACATGGACAAGGTGGGGAATATCGAGATAAACGTTTGTGTCAATATTTACAAAATAACAGAACTCTTTATTATAAAAATAAAAAAAGAAATAATTTTGTAGTTGGATTACCAGAAGGTTTACTTTTACATATAAGTGGCGATGATATGGAAATATGTGGTTTAACAAGTAGAAGTCCTTACTTATTTGAATTAAATAATGGAAAATTTACGAAGAGAGAACTACGGGTTGGAGAGAGAATTGAATATTTATTAAAAATTAACGATTAAATTGATTATAATTTTTAAATATAAATTATCATTAATCTTCAAATAAAAATGTTTTATATTGCTGTAACTAGATTTAATAATGAAACCTGGAGAGAAAATCAAAGATGGAGAGAAAATCAAAGATGGAGAGAAAATAATAATTTTACAGGTTGTATTTACAATACACCAATACATATAAAGGATTCTATACCACTCGAAATTACGTTATATATTATTGAGATGAATAATCAAACAAATAATATTATGGGGATTGGTAGATTATTAAACAAAGTTCATACAGATAAAAAATATAAAATTTATAGTGAAAATAATTATAATAGATATACTTATAAAGGTAACACTTATCTATCGAGAGAAGAAATTATTAGTGAAAATGGAAATAATGAAAAAAAATTAATAGAAGCTATCGAAAAATTTTTATTCAAAGGCTATAAACATATGAAACGAGGACAAGGAATTACCATATTACCAATTGATCACCAGCTACGATTTGCTCGATATATCAAAGATTTATTTACTTAGTAACTTTTACATTCGCAATAGACATTTTCAAAGATTCAATACTCTTATCAAGATTTTCAAATAAATTTTTTACCACTTCCTTACTATTTCTATCATTTTCAATACAATCTTCACAAATCCCATCCTTATCAAGAGCCAAACAACCTTCGCAACCATTACAATTTTCTGACATACAATAATAGTTGTTAAGACAGCAATTGCAACGATAAACAGACATTTATAAATTAGTGTTAAATAAAAAATATACAAAATATAAATCAATTTTTTATTTTTTATTTTTTTAACATTTTTTAAAGAGTTTTTACATTATTGTTAGTTTTTTACTTAACATCATTACTACCACTTGCTTCATGATTATTACCAGACAAATTAATATTTGGGTTATAATCATTTATTTTATATTTATTATTTGTAATAAGCCATTTATCATTAACATTCATAACTTTTTGATTATAAGTAGCACTAATTTTTTTATATTCATTATTACAATAAATTCTAATCTTATCAAGATTAGAAAGTTGAAATTCTATTTCTTTTACAAACTCATTACCTTTATAATTAGACAATGTATTGAATACTTCAATTCCAACTACACTAAATAACTCATCAATATGTAAAAGTTCTGTATATTTTTTTCTTAGATTATCAGAACGATAGATTTGTGTAGCCATTTCTGCCTTTGTTTTTTTATTTAAAATATATTGGATTCTTAACTCTTTGAAATCCTGATATCTTCTAACATTCTCTCTAGAGTGAACTAATGACTGATAAGTAATATGAGATATAACTCTATGAATATTAGATATTTTTTGTGAAATATTTGGAAAATTTATTAATTTATTTAAAATATTATAACGCAATTGATAAATACTAGTAAGTCCACCACAAACTTCATCATGAGGATTTCTTGGAGCAGTTCCATTATTATTATTTCTCATATGCTCATAGAAATGAGGATTATGAACAACGCCTTTATCTATTAATCCAGTCTTCCAAGAAAATGCGGCATTACATTCTGTACACCACATCTGATCGCAACCGCTGATTTTATAAATACGAACACCACATGTTGGGCAAGGTTTTGTTTCTTCTTTAATTAATTTGGCACTTTCTACTGAATCTTTATTACAAATATGTTCATCATTTTTTGTATAACCAATAATTTCATGACAATCAGGACAAGTATAGTAATTACATAAATCACATTTATATTGAGTAGATAAAAATCCACGACAATGATTATTTGGACAAGCCATAATAAATTTTTTTCTTTCTGTTTGATTACTCTGTATTTTTCTAATATTAAGCGTATGTTGATATTTTTGGACACTTAATTGATTTAATTGTTTTCTAAGTTCACTCATTTTTTCATTAATTTCTTTAATTTTCTCATTTTCAATTTGAATTTTTTTATATTTTTCGGCATCATTCATAGTCTCAGGTAATTTACTTATTTCTCTATCAACCAATAACTCTTTTCTATGTTTTTTATAATCATTATCAATAAATGAGCGATTTAAGGATTGGATTACAAAATTTTCATTCCATTGTTTTTTACAGTTCATACAATGTGGATCATTCGTTGAATTAAGTAAATATGTTCTAACACAGCCTTTACATGAAGAATAATTACAATCATCAAAATAACATGTAACTTGACATTTAGTTGATTTATTATATGTTTCGCAGCAAGTGAAGCAATTATCCATTTTTTATACTAATAAAAAATAGCGATTATTATAAATCAATTTTAATATAAATAAAAAACTTATATTAAAAATAAAAAAAAAGTATTAATTAATAATAATTAATTATGAGTGAAAATAATTTTGATACCAATATAGATAATTATACTATTGAAGATTTATTAGATATTTTAAATTTATCACTAGATTATAATGAAGAACAAGTCAAAAAAGTAACAAATAATATTATTGATAAATTCACTAAAGAAAATAAAGTAAATGAAGTGAAATTTTTCTTGGAAGTTCAAGATGTTTTATTAGAACGTATTAACGTAAAAGTAGATAAGGATAAACAAACTAGAGAGGCGCAAATTAATTATTCGATACAAAATCAATATGCTGGTAATGAACCAGGAGTAAGAGATACAAAACAAAAAATATCTGTATTTGCCGATGATTCTCATCCAGTTATGAGACGTAAATATTTAGAGCCACGAGGAGATATTGGTCAAGATCAACTTAATCCTATTTATCAAAATTCATATGAAAGATTAATATATATAGATAGTCAATATAGAAATAATATTTTTCCATATGCCAATAATGATGTTAATTCTCCAACTATTTCAACAAATTTTAGTATAGATTTAACAGAAAGATTAAAAAATACGGTGTCTTTAGAGCTAGAATCTATATATATACCTTACGCATGGAATACTTATCATGAATCTCTTGGAAATACATTTTTTTGGGTTGAAAAACTAACACTTGATAATAAATCAACCGGAGATCCTTCTGATAATATTTTTATAAAAATTCCTAATGGAAACTACTATGAAGGAACACCATTAAATAAACAAACCGAAACATATAATACTTTAGGTATTTGTAATGCTATAAATAGAGAATTAAATAAATACAAATTTGGAAATGGTGATAAAGTAGGTTATCATTGGCCTTATAATTCAATGTCTCCAGAACCAGCAAATCCATTACACACAAGTTATTATAAGTGGAAAAATCATTATGGACGTCTAGAAGTTGATTCATTACCAACCGAATTTAATAATCATGTATCAAATAAAATAATATTTAAAAATTATGGAGAATATCCAATCAAAATTATTTTTTATAAAGAAAATACACCAGAAGCACGCCAATATTGTAAAAATAATTTTTATGCTAATAATAGCTTAGGATTTATGTTAGGTTATAGAATAACACCAGATTTAAGTAATTTAGAAGTATCAATGATAGTTCCTCCAGCATTACAAGAATTAGCATATCAAGAAAATATATCTGGTTCTTATCAGGGAAATAATAGTTTACCAAATGTCTATACACATTTATTAACAATTCCCAGCCCACCTTTGACACATAATGATACTTTAGGTTCACTTGGAACAAGAGATGCACCTAGTTCAACAAGTTACTTATCAAATTGGCATTTCCCAGGAAATATAAGTAATCATTATTTTTCATATATTAGTGGGGAATCCAGTATAGATATTTTTGGTCCAAAATATTTGCTATTAATTTTAGATGATTTTAATCATAATAGAATAAATAGTGGAGCTGTTGCTATTACTGCTACTTCAAATAAATTATCTGTTCCTAGCTATGCTGGAAAAGGAAAACAAGAATGTCAAGATATTGCTAAAAATACAAAAGGTATTGGTGCTACAAAACCTCGTATTTTGACACAAGCACAATTATATACTGCTAATGAGATATTAAATAACAGAGGAGACGATAAAGATAGACATGTTGCTCCTAATAATTCAAATATTTTTGGAATAATTACATTACCATTAAATATTGATGAAAGGGAATATGGAATATCATCATTAGATATTAAATTTAAGAGAGAATATTTTGGACCGGTTAATATTGATAGAATAAAAGTATCACTTTTAGATGATAAAGGTAATATATTAAATTTGAATGGGAGAGATTGGTTTTTTTCTATAAAAGCAACTGAATTATATCAATTTTAATATAGATAAAATATATAATGGCTTGTCAAAAAATATTACAACTTTACGGTTATAAATCAAGTGACGAATTTAGACAAAATTTTAATAAAAGAATGTCAGGTGGTATAAAACAAAATGGAACGGCAACAAATTTAGTTTGGAGAGGTAATCAAACAAATTTTAGAATAAATAGAACAACAAATATAGCTTCTAATGGTTTTGGATTAAAAAATTGTAATACATATCCTATTAGAATTTATGGCTCATTAATAAATGGTATTAATGTAAATATAAGTGGACAAAGAACATAGCTATATTATTTATCACGAACAGTCCATGTTCTTTTTTTACCTTTTACAACCTTTGTTTGTTTTTTAGATGAGGATTTAGTTTTCGATTTTTTCTTTGTAGAAGAATTAGATCTATTTTTTGATGATCTACTATTACTTTTTGGATTACTTATATTTTTTATTTCTATTATATCAAAATCACCATAAAGTAAAAAAAATTTTTTATTCCCTTTTTTTTCATCCTTTATTTTTTTTCTTAGAGGTAACCATATATTTTCATATTTTTTCAACATCTCTTTTGTTGGTCTTAAATATGTAGGAGATATATAATTAATATTTCTCTTTAATGTTCCAACTCTATCTGTCATATATATTAAACCTATATTTTTACATATATTCAATATTAATTACATTCCCATTATTATCACGAACAATATTTCCACGATTATTTTTAATATGCCCAATTTCAAATCCAGGCATACTTTCTAAACACTTAACTACTTTTTCTGTTCCATAAAATTCATGATTTAATACTTCGTCTTTAAAATTATGACCAAGAGTAATACACGGATGATCATTAATAAACGCAACATGATTACTTTCTAAAACAAATGTAATAATACTTTCACAATTTTTAACATTAGATGATTTTAATTCAGAAGGAAATTTCCAACCTAACGGTGTAAGAATTGGATGCCATGGTGTAATCTTCAGACCATTTTCTAATGTTACTAAATCACAGGTTTGCTCAACCATAATTGTTTCATATACACATAAAACTTTTGTATATGTAATACTTTTAATATTATTATGATCTTCTAAAGTTAAAATTTCATCGCCCTTTTTCACATCTTTTAACATTTTTTTACTATTATCACTCATTGTAATTAAACAATTAGAATCAAAACATCCACCGCTTTGATTATTATAAGTAGCAAGTGAAACAAGTCTTGATGGCATTTGGGGTGAAAGTAACCCATTTCCAGGAATTCTATAATTATTTTTTACGATAATAGCAGAAGGTTCTGGAGGTGGAAGTGTATCAAAAATATCACTACAATTATCTACAAAATCATTAAAGATATTACCACCAAAAGTAAAACATGCTTTATCTTTAAAATTAGGTTTAAATTCATTATTAATTGCTAGTGTAAGTTGATCTAAATAAAATTCACCCCATTTTTTAAAATAAGGAACATAATTAGTAACATGTTCTGGATTACAAGATAAAGCTATAGTAACATGTTCTGGATTACAAGATAAAGCTAGTTTCACTTGTTCATTAATTGTGGCATTAATATTCGTTAATAATTCGTTATTATATGTTTTAGTTAAATCATCCATAATTTTTAAAATATCATCTACATTATTTTGTCCAGTATTTTTTACATTAATAGCCTTTCTTATATTTTCAATAACCTTATATCTAATAATATGTGTCTCAATTAACTCATGATCAGTTGTATCATTATAATAATAATCACAAGATTCAGTTTTTTCTATTTTATTACCAATTGTATATTCTAAATAATATTTGGCACAAATTACATTCTTATTTCTAGGTAACTTATCAAAGTTGATAATAATATGGCGCGATTGTTCAATTTGAAGTGAATTAATATAAATTAAATATTTCTTATCGCTAATATTTTCTACAATATATTCACCCATAATTGGTTCAATATGATTAATAATAGCATCATTACAGGTTTCAATATATAATTTAATATTTGTAGCAACAGTAGACTGAATATTACCTAAGAAATTACTAAATACAGTCGCAATCATGCCTCCATCTGGAATATGCCCCGTTAAACCATTGCCATATTTAGCCATTTCATAAAGTAAACCTTTTTGTAGATTATATCCAAAACCAAATGTATATAATGGAGACTCATAACCAGGTGTTTTCTTTTTTCTTTTTAATGTTTCAATTTCCCCTCGCGCTGGTGAAATATTGGGAATTCCATCAGTTAATAACATAATAGCAGAATTTCTTGTTACATCACTTCGCTTACCTAAAATTTCATACGCTCTTTCAATCGCATCCCAAATATTAGTTTGTCCACTAGGTTTAATATCATTAATTTTACTCATACATAGTGAATTATTTACAGGAGTCATTGGTAATAATTCAAATATAATTTCAATTTTATTATCAAAAATCACAATAGCTAATCTATCTTTTGAAGAAAGACTTTTAGCAACCGTTTTAGCAGCATGATTAACAATATCTTGCTGTGTAAAACCATCTTCAAGTTTAGAACCATTTTCATCTTTTGCTTCAACATTACCTTGCATTGATCCAGAATGATCAATACATAAAACTAGATCAATGCCAAGAAGATCATCTTTTGATACACTATCTTTTATTGAAGTATATTCATCAAAGATTGAAAGTAAACCCTTATCTTTTAATATACCATAATTATGTGTTAGAATTTTATTCTTATTTTCACTTTTATTATCTTGTGAATTATTATTTTGACTAGCTTGAGGCATTTGTCCAGATAACGCTGATAAATTACCAGCATGATATTGATCTACAAGATATTTAATGGCAGCATTTACTTTTAAATCATGAATACCCATAGGTAAGTTAGTCAATGGCGATGTTTGTTTTTGATTTAACCATCTTACAATAGCCTCACGTTCATATGTTTGCCCGTCAGAACCTTGAACTGGATCTTTCATAATTTCCTGTGTAATAGGGCACATAAGTGTTGATTCAATAATATTCATCCCTGCTGTCTGCATATATTTTTATATTTATTTATATTTTTTACATTTAATTCAATTTTATAAAGTTTATAAAAGTAAAAAAAAAATAGCTTGAAAAATAGAACTATAAATAAAGCACTAGAAAAAAAGCACTAAATAAAATTGAAAATTATTAATTATTATATTAATTATTTAATAATTTTCTTTAAAATACTAACATAATGGGTGAAAAGATTATTTACATTAATAATGTAAATAATTTCCCTGATATTCATAAAAAACAATGGATTTTAAAAAAATCTGATAAAATTAGATTTATTTGTAATTTATCAACAAAAGATACAATATGGTTTGTTATAATAAAGGCTTTTAAGAAAGAAATTTATTATGGAAAAATACAATTAATTATTAAAAATAATAAAAAAAATATTATTATTTTTGATAATATAAATAAAATTGATGAAAATGAAAAAATCTTTATATCTATAGATAAAAGTAATCGAATAATTATATAACAATTTAATATATGTCAATAAAAAGAATTAATAATGAATTAAAAAGAATTGAAAATTATTTACTTATCAATAATTTAAATATTTCTTTTCAGAATGATAATGAAAAGTATCTAGTATCTATATCTCACAATAATAAATTAATTATGGATATGGAATTCCCTAATTGTTATCCTTTCAAACCATATAATATTATCTTAATAAAATATAATAAATATACAAGACAAATTCAAGATGATAGATGTATACATATTCACGATACAATAAATTACAATAAGTGGTTATCAAATATAAAAATAATAAACAATAATTATCATAGATTATTTATGTCAAATTTATTAGGTAATAATTTTACCATTTCAAATCATTCTTGTTGTTTTTGTTGTTCTTCTATTACATGTTACACTAATTGGAATCCTGCTTTAACAATAGAAAAAGGTATAATAGAATATAAAAAATTTTTAATTTATAAATTGTATTCATCTCCTTTATTGATTAACTATTTGGAAAAATTATATAACAATTTATTTCCAAAATTATCTGATGATTTGAAAGAAAAAATATTTGTTTTCTCTAATTTAGATTAAATTATTATAAATTTAATTATTATCAATATCTGTAACCATCTCATCTAATTTTTTATTCGGAGGAACAAATGGTAAACAATATGAATTATCAATTTTAAAATTACCTAATACTGGACCTTTATTTTCTAATATAGCATCTATTATTTTAGTACAATTCATTAAATGTTCACTTGTAAATGTTTCTATTCCATAAGATTTACTTAAATTACTAAAATCAGGCGTATATTTATAATTAGAACCTACCTTTCTTTTTTCATAAAATAAATCTTGCCATAAATCAACCATTCTTAGTTTACGATCATTCATAATAAATATTTTAATTGGTAAATTATATTCTCTAATTGTAGCAATTTCATTACTACTCATAGTAAAACTACCATCTCCGTCAATTAAAATTACTTGTTTATCAGGATACGCTATTTGAGCACCAATCGCAAATGGTAATCCAACTCCCATTGTTCCAAGAGAACCACTTGTTAATAATCTATTTGGATATTGATGTTTAAAGTATTGTGCTACTACCATTTGATGTGATCCAACACCAGTTGTGATAATATAATTATCATTACCTTTTAATTTATACGATAAATATTTAATAATAAAATTACTAGATAACTTATTATTATCTTGTTTTAAAGTAAATTCTCCCTTCCATTTTTTAATATTTGTAATCCAGGATTTTTTATAATTAATATTTTTAGTATCTTGATTATTCATATAATCCACAAAATCTTCTACATCGCAATTAATACTAATATCTGTATTAATATATTCATTTACTTTATATAATTGTTTGTTTGAATTATCAATATGAAGAATTCCATATTTATTTCTAGCATTTTTTCCAAATTCTTTTTTTAATCCAACTGTTCTATCATCAAAGCGATTACCTAGACCAATAATTAAATCAGCATTCATTACAGCTTTATTTGCCTGATATGAACCATGCATACCCAACATTTTTAATGATAAACTATCATATTCATCTATTACTCCTAATCCATGTAATGTAGTAGCTACCGGAATATTATATTTTTTCACCAGATTTCTAATTTTTTCATAACTTTCAATGCCTCCAGAACCAACAATTAATACTGGTTTTTCACTTTTTGATAATTTTTCAAATACCTTTTCAAATTGTAAAACTAAATCATCATTTTCTTCATAATAATTATAAATTTTTTCAAGATTATATAATATATCACAAGAACCTACTTTATCATTATCATTATCATTATCATTATCATTATCAGTATATGTATCAATTTGCTCAAAATTAATTTGTTTTGTAAAAACATCTTTACAAATATCTAAATGAACTGGTCCTTTTCTTGGTGAACTACATAAATTAATCATATATTCTAGAATATTTGGAAAGTTTTTTTCATTAGTGACCAAATTATTTTCTTTTACACAGCTTTTTGTAATTGATGTAGCATTACATTCTTGAAAAGCATCTGTTCCTAATACAAAACTATTTACTTGACAAGAAATACATAAAAGAGAATGTCCATCAGAATATGCATCTTGAAGAGGTGTTATAACATTAGTAAAACCAGGTCCTGAAGTTGTAATAACAACACCGAATTTATTTGTTACTTTTCCATAAGCTTGAGCTGCATGTCCCGAATATTGTTCATGTCTATTAAAATATAAATTAAATTCATTATCTTTTGAGATAATATCAAAGAAAGGTAATGCCGCTCCACCATTATATCCAAATGCTGTATTTACACCTTGATATTTTAATCTCTCAACAATATATTGCGCTACATTAACATTTTTATTATATTTTTTAGAAATATCATTAATAAAATTTTTATTTACTCTAAATAATTTTTCATTTGAAATGCTATTCAATATTTTATTACCAATTCTCATATTATTTGTTAATCTTAATATTAAATTTTTAATACATTTCAATTTATTATTAAAATTAATTATAGCAATATTATATATATATATGTATTTTACATTAAATAAAAAAGGAAAGAAATTTTTCTATTATCATTTGTTAGCAGCTATAATATTTGGATTATTATATTATCTACAAGATTTTTTTATAAGTAATAATCCTTTATTAGCTAAAAAATTAAAATTTATTCCAGAAAATTATGATGCATCAAAAGATAAACCAAATAATATATTATATTATTTATGGTTTTCATTAATTACCCAAACAACTGTAGGATATAGTGGTATTTTAAATGAGAGAAGTGGTATGTCAATTCCATGGAGTAAATTACATTATAGAACATACAAAATAATAAATATAACACAGTTAATAAGTATATTTTTAATTACTGCTTTATTGGTTTAATTTTTATTATTTCTTTATTTTGAAAAAAAACCTCATTATATATTAATATGTCTTTTATAAGTTTATTTTTACAAGATATTGTAGATAGAAAATTAGATTATATAGAAACAAAACTAATTGAGCAAATCTTACCATCTAATTTATCAGCTACATCAAAACAACATATTGCTATATTACTAAAAAATGATCCAAAAATATCATTAAAAATAGAAACATTAAAATTACAAATATATAATCAAATACAGTTAGGAACTGTAATGTTTATTAATGCTTTAATTGGTTTAATACCGGTTCCTATTATTCCTGGTTTAATTAGAACATCTAATAATGTAATATTCCAAATGTTAAAGACAAGTGATAGAATAGTAGAATTTAGAGAAATTGTTGATACTTCTCTTGAATTATTAGAAAATGATCCTACTATTAGATCATTTTTAGAAAATAAAGGAATTGCTATGAAAATATTCAAACCTGTTAATAATGATAATGCCATGATAGAAAATATTGCTAATTCGGCAAAAAAAGCGTTTGATAAAATAGATCAAGAATATTTACAGAATGATAATTCTAAATTAACACCAAGTCAAATTTATGATAGAATAAATAGATTAGCTATAAAAAAAAATACAACACAAAATACAACACAAAACACAACACAAAATACAACACAAAATACAACACAAAATACAACACAAAATGCTACAAAACAACTTGTTTTACTACCACCAAAAACATCAAAAATTACTCAAAAAGCAGGCAAAAAAATAAAAAATAAAAAACAAAAAAAACATTATAAAAAAAGAACTAGAAGAAATAAGTAATAAAATATTTTTATTTCATATTTAATTTTTTGATAAAATAAAAACATTGTTTCCACAATCATAAAATTCATTATTTATATTTAATCCAACTTCATTAAATAATAATTTTATTTCATCTAACTCAAAAATATAATAGTATCTTGGATATATATTTTTCCAATATACTATATTATCACCATAATTATCAAAAGTAATTCTTGTTTTTTTTGGTTGTTCTTTCGCCCATACTGATAACAAAATTTTACCATTTACCTTGACTATTCTTTTTAATTCTTGTAATGCTTTAATTCTATTTTCATATGTAGAAAGATGGTGAAATGTTGCTATACAAATTAAAGCATCAGCACTATTATCTCTTATTTTTATATCTGTTATTTCACTATAATAAGCCTTCAGACCCTTATTTCTACAAAGTTCAATAAAACTTTGACAATTATCAAAACCAATAAAATGATAATCAGAATAATCCATATTACGACCACTTCCGCAACCAATATCATAAATCAGCGAGTTTTTTGGTAAACTATTGATAAAATTAGTTATCCAAGACCATTTATATGCTCTAGTTACATTAAATTCACTAGCAATTAAATCATATATTTGCTTAACATATTCTATCTCTATTTTACTTGTCATATTTAGTGAAATATATTATAATATAATTAATTATAAATAATTATAAATAATTATATTATATCAATTTTAATATTTATTTATATACAGTTTTAATATATTATTGTTTTCTGGTGCCTTTTTTTCTAAATTTTTTTAATTTTTTTGTATTTCTCATTTTTTTACATTTTGTTTTTCCAAATATCTTTCTACATAAATTTCTGAATTTAGCACCGCCCATTCCCCAAAGACCACCATGACCTCCGTGCCCTCCGCGCATTTTTCTTCCACCTAAGAATAAATATGTCATGCCAGCACCTTCATCTAATAATTGTCTCATTTTATTTAATTCATCCCTCATCTCTCTATCATAACGGTCTTTATCTTCATCATCTAATTCTTTGTAATTAAATTTATTTTTTAAAAATTCTTGATAAATAGTTATAGCTTCATTTATTGTAGTATCTTCATTAAATGGTTCACTACCATCAGAACCATGTATTTCATACCATTCATCACGCATTCCTTGATTTACAGTAAAATCAATATATTCTCTTTCTGGTTTTTCTCTCTCAACTTCAATTTCTTCCCTTGTAACCGGTAATGTTTTAGTTGGGTCAATCGCATTCAATATTTTATTAAATTCAATAACTTTATCTATATTATTTTTAATTTGTGGTAAATCCATCATCATATACATCGTGTTTCTCAATTTTATAATAAAGCGTTCGTTAATACCTCTGTCACAACTTAATCCACCTTCTCCATAAGTAGTAGCACTTTCCATAATTACATCTGTTACATATAATTCTTTGAATTCAGGTATCTGTTGTTCAACATACAATAATGTAGAATACAAAAATAAAAGCCATGATATTCTTGGTTCACTGCCACTAACAATATTATCTTTATAATTATAAAGATTTAATCTTTCTCTCATACATCTATTTTTATAATTCATTAATACATCTTTATTTTCAGTTGTATTATTAATAACGTTATCTAAAAATGTGCTTACCCATGTAGTAAAAGCATTATTGGATGTAGTTGTTCCAGAATCTTTTACAGTTTGCCAATTATTAATATATGATGATATTGTATCATAATAATTATTCTTTTTAATTATTCTGAAAGCAGCATGAACATCAGTCGGATATATAGCTGGAATATCATTATCACCTTCAACTTGTATTCCTCTTTCAGCTGGGGTTAATGTTTCGTTTTCTTCACGACCAATTGCTCCATCAAAAACAGTGTTTTCTCTATTTGATCCAGTAAAATCTGTATCAGTTATAAAAGCAATTGTAAAAACACATTCACTTAAATTACAATCTCTGAATATTGTTCCAGTTAAATCACAGCCACTGAAACTACAACGACGTAAATCTTGACCTTGAAAATTTCTTCCTGCTAATCCTAAAGTGCTTTGAAAAGTTATACTTTGTAATTTACAATTATCAAATTCAGCATTTGTCAAATCAGAAGGTGTTGATTGAAAATCTCTTGCTCCAGCCGGAAGTATAGGAATAAATTGACACCCTTGTAAATTACAATCTATAAATTGTACTCTACTCAAATTTGTTCCATTGAAAGAAGAACTAGTTAAATTAACAGATGTCATCTTTTGACCTTCTAATCCTTTAACGCTTGTAAAAATACATCTAGTCATATCATTATTATTAAAAAGAGTCGCGTCTCTGAAAACACTTCCTGTAAAATTAGTTCCATTAAAAACACTATCTACAAATTGACACGATACAATATTACAGGATCTAAAATCTCCTTTATCCATTTCACATTGTAAAAAATATACTTTATTATAATCAGTAGAATGACCATTAAAACCTGTAAATACAGATTTATCAAAAGTTACTTCGGTAATTTTATTTCTTTGTCCTCTATTAAATGAAGTGAATTGTAAATCTTTAAATTTACTATTTTTAAAAGTTATATAAAATAATGTCACGACTATACGACCATAAATTTCAGCATCTAATTCAATATTTTCAAAAGTAACCATTTCACTATTATTTAAATGTCTATTTTCAAAGATTTGCATAGTAGTTGTTTTACAATTATCTAAATTAGCACCCTTAAAATTTGTAGCTTGTTTAGGTTTTCCATCATAACCTAATCCAGGTCTTCTAAAAATACACCCTTTTAAATTTGCGTTCTGAAAATCTGTTCCAAGCATTTGACCAATTTCAAAAACACTACCTTCTAAATTAGCATTTTCAAAATCACTTAAATTTAAAATGGCTCCTTTAAAATTACACTTTTTACATATAGAATTTGTTAAATCGGATTTCTTCATTGTAGCTTGTTCAAAGATAGAACCACTCAAATTGGCTCCTACTAATTTTGTTCCATTTAATGTAGCTTTTGTCAAATCAACTTTTTGAAGATCTATTCCATTCAAAACCCGTTTTGATAAAACCATTCCTTTTAAATTGATACCTTTTAAATCTAAAGTAGATATTGCTTTCTTATATTTTGTAGCTCCACTTTCAAGTAATTTATTAAATGTTGTTGCTTTTTTTGTTTGACGGATGCCGCGTCCTCTTGCTGTTGCTTGTATTTTTTTAACAGATTTACTACGGGGACTATCAGTATCAACGCCACCTCTAAGTTTTCTATTATTTTTTTTTATTTTTGTTTTTTTATGTTTCATTTTGATTATTTTAGTTCTAGTATTTTTTTTAACCATATATATATTTCATAGATAAAAACATATATATATTTATTTTTTAGAACGTGTAGATTTTTTTGAAGATTTTTTATTTTTTCTTGTATATTTTTTGTCTAAATAATATGGTTTTTCAATATCAAATGCTCTCTTATATGGAAAATGAGAATCAGAATATCTAATAATAAAATGTTCATGAGTATAAAGTGATTTTGTTGTTGATGGAGCAATTGTATATTCATTTGCTATCAAATATTCAATTGTATATATTTTCCCAGATAATCTGATATAAAATAAAGGGTCTTCTTTTGATTTTTTACTTTCAATCATATTACCAGACCATGATAATTTGAAACTATGTTTATCTTTTACAATGTTATTTATAAGACAATTATTTGATTCTTTAAACTGATTAATACTTTGTAAATAATCTAAGATATAATTTAATACATTTTTAGTTTTTTGACTCATATTATTATAATGTAATGCAGTGATATTTTTATCATAACATTCTCTATCACAAGTATCAACAAAGGCATCTAATTTACTAGAACCTGGGGGCGCATGACCACCAGTTTGTTGTAATTCTTTCTCTCCTAACATTATTTTACTAGAATCTAATGAAAATCTATATTTATCTTTATTTTTAATTGAATTTATTAATGCATTAAAATAATACCATGATGTTCCCACGGTCATACCAGACATAGCATACCAAAAACCCAATGTTCTATCATATTTTTTACATGTAATTTTTTTTATATCCTTTTTCAAAAATTGTGGAATTATAGTTGGAGCAGTTCCTAAGAAAAAAGGCATTGTTTCTATTTGTATTTTATTACCTTTTTTATAGAAATTAAAATTAATATTAACATGATGTCCAGTAAAACCAAAGCCTATTTTTGACATATCTTTATTAATAAAAATTACACTCCAATAGGCGCCTTGACTTCTAGCAAACGCGTGTTTAGTTATAGCATCCTTATGTTTTACATCTAATATTTTTTCATCCATTGTTCCACTTTTTGGATTATATGAAGCTATCACTTTAGCAATCTCATCTTTATCTTTAACCCAATATTTCATATCAGCAAACTCACCTAGCACATTTTGCTGTAACATAATAACTAATATTTTATAAAAAATATCATCTGATACTAATAGTTGTATTATATACATAACAATTAAACGTTGTATAAATGACATTTCATTAAAACTTACCCCAGAATCTGGTTTTACTTGCGCTAAAGCAACACGAAAGCGATTTCTAGATTTTACTTCAAAATTTCTTTTTTCATTATACATGGAAGATCCTGTATCAAAATTAAAAACTAAACGTTCTTTATCTTTTTTAGAAGTAATATTTAACATCATTTTTAGTAATTCTTTAAATAATTCATATCTATATATATTTGCTTTATTTGGTTCACTAACAATTTTTTCTTGACCTTGTAAAACTATTTTTTGTAATTTATCAAATTCACTCATTTTATTATTTATATATTATATAATGAAATTAAATTGGGAAACCTGGAGTTTATTAGCAATGATTGGAGTCAGTATTTTCAATATTTTACAAATTTTACCTAGTAAAAATATACAAAAAAATATAAACCTTCAATTATTTTACATGAGAGCAATTCTTATATTAGCTGGCATTTTAGCTGCTGTATCATTTTTAATACCAGGATTACAATTGAATAATAAATTATTCAGTGATGCTGGAAAATATTTTGATCCTAAATTATTATTAGGAAGTGCTATATCACTTGTTATTTTTAATATTTTATTATTATTTGCCTTCAGTAAAGGAGGTTCTTTAGCTGGTGTTATAATTAATCTTAATTTATTATTAGTTATATTATTTGGAACTTTTATAATGGGTGAAAAAACAAATATGAATATATGGTTAGCCGTTCTAGTATACTTAGCATCTGGAATTTTTATTGTATATGAAAAAAATAGAATTTCAAAATAGATTTTTTTAAAAATTGATTTTTTAATTATTTTAATAATTATAGTTAAATTATTAAAATAATTTTAATATGGAATTCAATGTTAAAAATTACGAAGGTGCTCTTGAATATTTACCTGATAATTCAAAACAAATTATTAAAAATAATCCATATGATATTACAAAAAATATTGTAAAAGAAATTCATACATATTGTAAAAATAAAAAAACTACTACTTTTATTATATCATTATCTGGGGGCGTTGATTCTATGGTAATAGCATCTATTATACATTTTCTTGGATATAAAACTATTTGTATTCATATTAATTATAATAATCGCGAAGAGAGCGAGAAAGAATCAGAATTTGTTATAAAATGGTTAGACTTGAATAACATTAAATATGTATTTGAAAATATTGAACACTTAAAAAGAGGAACTATTAACAGAAATTACTATGAAGAACAAACAAAAAATATTAGATTTGATTTATATAAAAAAACATTTGATAGTTATCCAGAATCAAAAAATACAGTTATGCTTGGCCATCATAAAGATGATGTAATTGAAAATGTTTTCAATAATGTATGTAGGGGACGTAATATATTAGAATTACCAGTAATGGCTATGGAAAATGAAATTAATGGTGTTATTATAGCACGACCTATGATTAATTTATTTAAACAAGAAGTATTTGATTTCGCTCATGAAAATGATATACCATATTTCAAAAATACCACACCAGATTGGTGTATGAGAGGAATTTTTAGATATCAAACATATCCATTATTATGTAAAACATATGTAAATTTACCAAATAATTTATTAAAAATTGGAGAGCAATCAAATGAATGGAATAGTATAATACAAGAAAAAGTAATAGAGCCATTTCTTGAAAAAGTAAAATATTTGAATCATTCTTTTACAATTAATATTACAGAATATGAAAATATGCCATTCTCATTTTGGAATGTAGTATTAGCAAAATTATCTCATAGTTATAGTCGTAAATCTCCATCACGTAAAAGCATTAATGGTTTCATTCAATATATTAAAATTAATATTAATAACGATAATAATAGATTAATAAAAAAATTCAAATTATCAAATGATTCGACGTGTTTATTAAGAGATAAAATAATTAATGTAGAATTCAATTAATAATATTATAGATATTTGCTTTTCTAAGATTTTAAATATGATTTAAAAATATATTTTTAATATTATCGATATATGAAGAAAATATTTTATTTATTATCTTTATTATTTAATTTATTTACTATTAATAGTTTATCTGTTCCATATTATTATAATCCAGATATTCATAATTTTGGAAATATTGGAATTGGAGGTAAAATTCATGCTGAATTGGGACCATTATTTACAAAAATTATAGATAATACCGCATATGATGGAAGAGATATTCGAAGCGAGATTATGGAACCATATAAAAATAAAAAAGTAATTGATTTATGTTGCGGAACAGGATTATCTACTTTAGATAATAATTTGGGTATTGATACTAGTAATGAGATGATAAATGTAGCTAGAAGATATAATAAAAATTCACAATTTAAATATGGCAATGCTGAAACTTTTGGAAATTATAAAGAATTTGATATAGTAACCTGTTTTTTTTCATTTCATGAAATGCCAAATTATGCTCATTTAAATATTATAAATAATTGTAAACGTATAGCTAAAGAAGAAATCATTATTGTTGATATTTCTACAAAATATACACCATCAAATATTATGTTATCTGGAGAGCCATATTTATTAAATTATCTAGATTCCATTGATAATATTTTAAATGAATTTAATAAAAGTATATATATTGAAAATCACATTGATATTTGGAGACTAAAACTATAAAATAATAAAATATAAATGAGAGAAGTATATCTACAACTATTAAAAGAAAAACAAAAATTAAAAAAATTGAAATACTATTTAGATATATTATATAAGTATTAAGTATATCAACTATATCTAAATGACAATGGATACTTTCAATATTACTGAGTTTATGAAGAAGGAAAGCAAAGAATATGAGCGCGAGCATGCTGATTATATCAAAGTGAAAGCTTACTATGGCTTCAATGGAAAAAGATCTTATCAAGAAATGACAGAAGAAAAACTGGATATTAAATCTCCACATTCAAGCGAGTTGCCCATGCCGAGTGAAAAAATTTTGAATAAAAATTAACTTTGTATAATGTAAGATGGGGTTATTTAAAATATCAAAAAAAACACAAAAATTATGAAATATTTTTTTCAAATATTTTTCTATTTTTATTACAACAATCCAATTAAATCACCTTCCGGAACTAGATTTAACTTCTTTTTGCCTTTTTTTATTTTTAATTTAATATTTTCACTTTGTAGAACTTCATTTTGCATATTAAGTTTTTCTATTTCATCATCCTTATATTTACATTCTTCATTCTTATTATATAATTGTTTTTTTAGTTCCCGTATTTGTTTTTCCATTATTTTAATTATTTCAGCTGGAGAGTTATATGTTCCATAATTTTGTTTAAAATCATCATTATATTTTTTCAAGTATTGTTGATGTTTATTGCTTTTACAATGTTGATTAATAAACTGACTTCGTTTTCCTTTTGTATATTCTACGCCACAACACTTAAAAGCCTTAATACCATATTTTATTTTTATTTCACTGTTATTCATATCTCTGTAACAATTATTTATGTCATCAAACTGTGGTTCATATTCCTCAATTGTTTCGCAAATTGGATAACTTTCCATAATTATTTTATAAAATTTATTTTATTTATTTATTTTTATAAGTATTTTAATTTCAATTTTATTAAAATATTTTAAAAATATATATATATATATGCCAACTACAAGAAGCCAAACAAAAAATAAAAGCGCGACAAAAATTCAAGCAGCTACTAGAGGACGTCAAACTAGACGTAAAATAAAAACTAATAAAAGCTCACGAAAATCATCTCCAAAATCATCTCCAAAATCATCTCCGAAAACATCTCCGAAAGAATGTCCAATATGTTTAGAAGAAATTAGTAAAAAAGATGCATCTAAAATTCAATGTTCTAACAAACATTTATATCATAATAAATGTATTAAGCGTTGGATGAAGCAAAATGCTAATTGCCCAATATGTAGAGAAAATCTATTACCTAATAATAAAGAGAAAATAATAAAATTATTAGATTCATTTGATTATGAACGTTATGTAGATATGGGTGAGTTATTTTACCAATTAAAAAATAAATTATTAGTTACTGCTGAATATAAAGATAAAAATTTACCAAAAGTAGAACAAAATTTGATATCTTTAATAGATGAGTATTTTGATTTATTACAAGGCATACATGACCTCAAAAATAATGAAATCGAAATAGATTTTCTAGCTAGTAAATCAGACGGTCTTGAAATTCTGCATAAAATATTATTAACAACACAAGATACTAAAGATAAAATTGTAAAATTAAGATATCCTAAGTTACGATTACTAGAAAGAAAAATTGGTGATTACAATCTTGAATTATTAGATAAACCAACTAGAAGAATAGATGCTATTAGTCGTCCTCCTCTTACAGAAAGAGCTCAAACTGTAAGATACACTCGTAGTGAATAATTATGCTCTTTCGAGATTATACTTGAATCGTTTTTTTGTATTATTTAGATCTCTTTTACAATCTCTAATATTCGATAAATATTTTTCATCTATCTCTTTTTTTTTTGATTTTAATTCTTTTTCTCTATAGGGGATTGCTTCATGTATAAATAGTTCCAAAAGTTCACATAGTTCATTATAGTCTTTTTCATATCCATAAAGTTCTGTTTCTTGATACGTTTTGAGAATAGTATTGTCAACTACCTTCATTTCATATGTAGAATACATCGCTCTAATCACTTTCAAAAATCTTTTAATATTAATCACTTATAAATTAATATTAAATTCAATTTTTATTTTACTCTTTTTTTGGTATTTTTTACTTTTTTATTTGTTTTTTTCTTTTTAGAAATTCTTTTCTTTATATTTTTCTTTTTGTAAACTATTTTAGATTTGCTTTTATATTTTTTCTTAGTTTTTTTATTAATTGCTTTTTTATTTTTATTCTTAGTTTTTTTACCACCTACACTTGTAGTAATTCTTTTTTGACGTTTACCAGATGGTGAATCCGGTGTATCTTTTATTTCTTGTTCTTCTTGAAATTGTTTTATTGGTGTTGTTGGTCGTTCTTGAATATTTTCTACTTTTCTTTTTGGACTTTTTGGTTCAGATGATAATTCATCAACATCAGCATCTGGTAATTCTAATTCATCTTGTATTATAGGGGCCTCTATTTTTTTTTGTAATAAAGACTTATCTGGTATATTTTTTACAAAAAAATCTAATTTTTCTAATAATTTATTTGTATATATTTCATAATTATCTATTTCTTGTTCCATATTTGGAAGTTTATTACTATCATCTAAGTAATATAATAATTGTTCGGTATATAGATTATTAATTTCATCAATAGTTATCGAGTCTACGTTTGGAACAATAAAATTATTTATTGGTTCATTATCATCATCATAATCTGGTAGTAAAATATTATTTATTATTATATTTAAAAACTCTATTAATTCTTGACCTTCTTTCTTTAAAGTATATAGTAATAGATAAGGATTACAATAAATATAAGGATATAGTAATGAATAACAATATAAAGCATTATATTCATTTTCCTCAAAATCACCGCTATCTATTTCTTTTGTTCCTCCACTTTGACGTTGATATCTAGATTTTACTATATAATTTAATACACCACCTTCAAATAATATATTATCAATACAATCCTCCCAACTAAAAAATTCTTTTTTAATTATTAATTTTTGAGGAAAAACACAATATTTACCAGTTATTATTTTCTTTTTTTTGCCTCTATAAATAAAAATACTTTGAGCTTGTAAAGCGTGAACTAAGGTTCTAAATTTATAAAAAGATAAACTAGTTAATTCTTTATAATTTGTTTTTCTAAGAACTATTCTTAGAATTCCACTTATAATTCCGCTACTTAGGAGCTGTTCTTTTAATTTATTTAAAAATTCATTTGCTTTATTTATACATTCTATAATATCTCGAAATCTATTTTTCACTATATCATTAATTTTATATGTCGCGCCTTCAATTATAATTTCATTTGAATTTCGTTCTATAATATCTAATAATTCTTGATATTCTTCAATAATTTTTTCATTATGTTGAATTGTTTTTTCATTTTCAGTTAATTTCATATTCTTTTCATAATTAGCTTCATCTATTGCCGCATAATAAGTAATAATTGAATTGCTATTTAGTAAATATGGCACATTTAGTAATGCGCTTCTACAAGCCAGTATAGTATCAATTGTCAATAAAGATGTATTATCTTTTTCAATTGATTGTTCTTTACCAAATAATTTACTTATTACTATAGGTTGCGTTGTATCTCCTAATTCTTTAAAAAATATTAATAAGGAACATAACATTTTATTTTGCTCATTATTTGTATCTTTATTATCGCGAATATATTTATTTTTTTCAGTATTACCTTGAAATAAGTTTTCAAATATATATGAATAGCTACCAGCATTAGTCTTATTATATTCTGTTCCTGCTAAGCAAACTATATATGTATCTCCAATTTTTCCTTTTCTGTCAAGTAATCCTTTAAAATAATTATTAGAATCTAATATAATTTCTATATATTTGTAACCATCTTTATCCATGCTTTTACTATAATTAAATGTAGAACCTGTTTTAAAACCATATGATTGTAATGAATAATTTTCATTTTTATTTGGATAAAATGAATTATTTTTTACTCTTGCTCCAGGATCAATATTTGATGCCGGTGTTTCACTTACATTTATTGTATTAGCCATAAAATATTTATATGGGTCCATTGAGGCATCAATAAATGCATTAACAACATTAATAGGAACAACCTTTCTACTATTTTTATTTATAAATGTTACTTTGGTTAAATTATTATTAGGCAGTTTATCTTCTGGAATTGGTAATAAAGTTCCAAAACAATATTTTCTTACATTATCTAATAATTCACTATTTATTACTTTTTTTAATTCTTCAAAATAATTTCCTTCTGTTTTACAATTTATTCCTGTTATAATATCTCTAGCGTCATTAAATATTTTATATGATGTTATATTTGGGTCTTCTTTACCATCTTTTTTCATATCACCACAATTTAATATTTTATGTTTTTGTAAACTATCAAAACTAGTCATTATATATAATTAAAGTTTTTTATTTATGATTAATATTTAAATTGTTAAATATTAATCTCTCCAGCTGGAATCGAACCAGCGACCTGGGGATCACTGCTGTCAACCAATTACAGTCCCTCGCTCTACCAACTGAGCTATAGAGAGGAGAGGATATATTATTTTATATATATATGCTATATATTATATTTTTAAATTACTTTATTCTTTTAATAATAAAGTAGAATTATTATTTAAACTCTCAATAATAGATATCCACAATGTAAATGTAGCAAAATTTATCATTCCACCTTCATTATTATATTCTTGTTCCCAGAGAGAAAATTTTTGCATTTCAATCTCTGTTAAAGGGTATATAGTAAAACATTTAATTAAAAAAGTAAGTATTTCATCGCTACAATTATAACTATTAAAATAACATATATTTTTTAATATTTTAATTATATCCTTTGGTTTTTTTGAATAATAAATCCGTAATCTAATAAAATTTAAATAAAGTATATGTTTCTTTTTCATCAAAATATCCAAATAATAATACATTAAATATTATATATTAACAATATTTATTTTTTCTCATATGTAAATACATCGTTTCTTCTTCATTTGTTTTTCTATTCAAAGCATCATTTCTTTTTGGAAATCTCCCAAATTTATCAAAAACTTCTTGATGAATTTCATAATTTTTTACAATTTTTTTGAATACTTCATTATTATTACCTAATTTGTGTTCTATTTTTTCTAATATTTTTTTACCTTTTTCTCTATAAATTTTATTTTCACTATGAATATATGGCATAAAAGCAAATATTAATTCCATATGTGTTAATTCTTCAAGATAATATTCAAATCCATAATCTGTAAACTCCATAATTTTTTTATCAAAGGCAAAGGCTTTTTCTGTATTTCTATAAATTTGTCTTGGGAATTGATCTAATAATATTATAAATGCTATAAATTCATCTTTATTTTTAAGATGTTCCATCCCTTTTTTCATTTCATAAAATAACAGCATTTTTTCAAACTTTTCTTTTATTTCATTATCATATTTATAACTTTCAATAAACCATTTTTTACTATTAAATTTATTTTCATTACCAAACCAATATAATAATATTTCTTTACTATCCATATTTTAATATAATACTATACAATATTATATTAAAATATTATTTGTATAATATTATATCAATTTTATGATAATTTTATTAAATTTCTTTTACCACTAATGATTACCTCCCCTTGTTTATCTCCTTTTTTCAATTTCTTTAATATTGTATAAACAATTTTCAAATCTTTTAAAAATTTATATTTACTATTCTCTCTACACAATTCAGCAGCATAATTAAATATAGTATCTATTTCTGTTCTAGAATATTTTTCTTTTAATTCCAATATTGAAATTTTCATTATAACATAAGACGAAGGAAAACTATTTAAATGAAACCACACATAATCACTGTTTATTTCTTTATTTTTTTCAAAAAGTTCCCAATTTTCTTTCGAATTTTGTCCAATTTCAAATATTATATCTTTATATGATGCTGTTTTCATTATATTAATATATACTAATATAATAAATTTAATTAGCTTTAAATGACTTAAAAAAAGGCACTACAAATAAAGAACTAGAAAAAAAGCACCAACTATGATAGAAATTGTGCTATTAACATTAATATTATACGCATTATTTTATATCTAAAAATAAAATTTATTATTCTCATAATACTATTAATTGATAATCCAAATCTTCTTTTATTTTTATCTAACTTTATATTTAAATATGATTTATACAAATTTTCTATTAAATGATTTTTTGGTATTAACAGATTATTGAATTTTATTATATCATTTACAAAAGTAAAACAATTATCGTGGAGAGAATCATAGCTATGTAGAAAATTTATACCCTTTTCTTTTATATAATTATCTAAAAAATCAGAAAATAATATTTTTTTTTTTAATAATTTTATACTTCTCAAATATACTATATTATTTAAACTATTTACTTCTCTCAAAACAACACCAGATATTAGCTTATCTATCTTCAATATTATATTTTGTCCCTCTTTTTCCATAATTAATATTAATGATGTATGATACCTTACTAATTTATTTATATTCCTTTCCTCACATATATATTCTAATATTTTCAATAAAGTTTTATCAATATAACTAATTGTTAAATACATTTTCTTTATTTTTATATTTTTGTATTTTGAAAATATATCATTATTTTTTTTATCTATAAATATATCTTCTTTTGACATATTTGTATTGTGATTACATATTTTTATAAAAATATATACTTATTTATATGATAGGTGGTGGTCCTTATATTAAAATGACCGATGCCATAAATAGACAATTACAACACGTTGGTATCGGAAAATCTTGTGGGGCTTGTGCTTTACAATATTTAGGCTTACCAAAAAATATTATCGATGATCTAGTTAAAACTGCTGAAGGATATAGTAGAATACAAGCGTCTGGTCTTCAAGATATTAACATGCGAAATAATATTAGAGCTTATGAGAAAACGTTTGATAAAAGTAATAGTCAATTTATTGATAATTCATGTAAAACAACTCAAGTATATTTATATGGTTCTGATTTATCATCAAGTGCTTTTGCTCCTACTATTAAAAAAGTATTAATTAATGATAACAATCAATATTATACTGACAGAGAATTAGGATTAAAACCATTAACTAATAATTTAATAGAACAATCATTAAATGAAATATATAAAATTATACCACCTGGATATGCTACTATTATTGGAGTTACATGGAAAAATATTTATTCTTCTTCTGAAATCACCGGACATTATACTGTATTTGCTAAAGGGGCTAACAATAATTTGTATTTAATTGAAAATCAAGGCATTGGAAATCAAGGAATATATAAAAACCCCGATGAAATTCGTGAATATTTTAAAAGTCAAGGAGATATTGCTTATCTTGTTACTTTTGAATGTGGAAAATTAATAGATTCTTCTAGTGAAAAATGGCTCGAAGGAAGAAGAACAACATATAATCCATCTAATATTTCTGATATACCTCAAATTGAAAGAATACCTTCTACTACTTTTATCAAAAGTTTTATTATTACTTCAGATGATTTACTTAATATATTAATTAACAAAATAACACCACCCGAATGGTCTAATACTCAATATCCAAATATTATACAATATAAAGATTATAATGTTTATGCTTTTAATGATGGTAATCAAAAATATATTTTTACAGATATAAATACCCCTGAAATACTTTTAACATTAAATGATATTCAAACTTTTTATCAAAAACAAATTCCTCAAGGTTGGACCTATTTACAAGGTGGTATATATAGAGGACCATATCAACAAATATATGATTCTAATGTAAATGTTTTAAAAATACCATCAACACAACAAGGAGGAAAAAATAATATTAAAAATATTAAAACTAAAAATAACAATAGAAAAAAAAAAGAAAAACATATAAAAAATAATTTTATATAGTTATCTTTTATACCAAATATTATTATCTTTAGATTTCTTTGGCTGCTACTTTTTTCACTCTTGGTAGTTTTACACCTAAATTTCTTTCTATTTGAGAAATTTGTAAATTTGTAGGCAACTCTTTATTAGATTCCCATTTTCCTAATATTTGCTGAGTTACACCTACTTCATATGCTAATACTTTTTGTGTTTTTCCTTTAGTATTTCTTGCTTGCGAAATAAGCTGTCCTAATTGTTTTGGTGCTTCCATTCTTACTTTTTCTGGATCATTACTCACTTTATTACTGTTAAATTTTTTACTTTCCTCTTTTTTCTTATTTTGTGATTGAGTATTAAATGTAATAGTATTCCAGTCTTGACACTCCATTATATATTTTATTTATATTTATTTAAAATATATTAAATTATTTCAATTTTATAATATCTAAAAATTGATTCAAAATAATATTTTATATACTTATTAATTTAAAATATGAATAATTCAGTTATTATTGATTATTTAATCTCAAAACCTCTTCCGATTGGTTATTCAATAAATATAAAAAATGAACCTTATATTTCAGAATATTGCGATAGTGTAATTACTCCAACGCGTTTATTGATTACTATTAAATATAATAAAAATATTATAAAAAGATATTATTTATCTATTGGTATTAATGCTTCAAGAGAGAATATTATTCAATCTTTGAATAATTACATTGAATAATATTATTTATTATAATTTCTTGATATAATTCTTTATGTTGCTCATAAAACCATTCTCCAAAATTTGCCAAAATACTTAATTGTTCTGTAACTTCTAATTCAATATATTTTGATTTATTATTATCTACAGAAATATAGTCTCCCATATATTCATATATAGAAACAAGCAATATATCTTCTACTTTTGAAACTATTAATCCTGGCTTTTTTGATTTTTCTATCAAAATAAAATCTCCAACATTTTTACTCATATTCTTATATTCTTATTATTTTTATGTTATTTGTTGATAATTTTAATAAGTTACATCATTGCTTCCCAACCAGAACCGGGTGCTATTTTATCTTCTTTTGACTTTTCATAAATAATTTTCAATAAACTCAAAGATGGAGCTTTAATTATTAGATGTTCTTTTGTTACTGTGCTTTTATAATGATTCATTTTATTATGTAAAATTATTACATTATCATCCCAATATATTTCATCATCTTTAATTAATTTTATTTTTTCTTTTTTATTTCCATAATCGATTACGATATCGCAATCAAAAATAACTTTAAATTTGTAATCTTCTTTAAAGTTATCTTCATTATAAAATTTTGATTCTTTATTTGTTAAAATAAATTCATAAATCATTTTCTCTCTTACTTTTAATTTTATTTTATAATTTTTTATAAATAATTATTCAATTTTTATATTATTTTGTATAATTTATAAAGTAAAATATGTCTTATGTATATTTATTACATTCTACTGATAATTCTACTTATGTAGGCGCAACGGTTGATTTAGATAGACGACTTAGACAACACAATAAAATTATTAAAGGTGGAGCACACGCTACTTCTATGAAAGTTAACGCTGGACAAACATGGGAACGCGCATGCTATATTGAAGGATTCCCTGATTGGCAAGCTGCTTTACAATTTGAATGGCGATGGAAGCAAATTAGTAGAAAATTATCTAATAAATTATTTCCTTTAAAAAGAAGAATGATTGCTTTGAAACAATTATTGGCTCTTACTAGCTCTACTAGTAAAGCAATTCCATATTCTCAGTGGAATAGCCCACCAAATATTATATTTGAATCTGATATCGCAAAGAATTTTTATTATGATTTATGATTTATAATATTATTTTTAATTTAAAATTGATATTATAATTATTTAAAAATTAATATCCAATATAATTATGACTTCTAAACAAAATGCTATTAGTTTATTTTCGGGTATGGGTGGCGATACACTTGGTATTCATAATGCCGGATTAAATGTTTTAGCATTTAATGATTTTGATAAAGCTGCTACTGATTGTCATAAACTCAATTTTCCTGATTCTACTCTTATATATGACCCTTCTCAAAAAAAAACAAAAGATCAAACAAATATTCAATTAATATCTGATCCTATATTCTTAGAATATAAAGATAAAGTTGATTTAATCTTTGCGGGATTTGCATGCCAAGGCTTCTCACAGGGAGGCAAAAAATTACCTGATGATCCTAGAAATACTCTTTTTAGAGAATTTGCTAGAACAGCCGCGCTTATTAAACCAAAATATATTATTGGAGAAAATGTTGACGGTCTTCTATCCAGAAAGACTGCTACTGGAGAGTTATATATTGATGTAATTGTTCAAGAATTTGAAAATATAGGTTATAATATTACATATAAAGTATGTCATGCTGTTCAATACGGAGTTCCTCAATTAAGAAAGCGTCTTATTATTGTTGGTATTCGTAAAGATTTAAATCAATCTTTCACATTTCCCGAACCATTAAACGATGGTAAAAATAATCTTCCCAATCTAAAAGATATTATTAAATTTAGTATGGAAGGTGCTATTAAAATTGAACTCGAAGATTTTGACATGACTTCTATTCCATCAGAATGTATTATTACAGATATAAATAATAATGAAGATGAAGATACTAATAATATTCACCCTTATCTACGTCTAAAAGCTAAAACAAGAAATCAAGAATATAATGGTAAGGTTCATAAGAATATGCTATCTTTCAGTAAGCGTGATTCTCCTATTCATGCTGAAATTATTGATATTAGAAATCCCAGTAAAACTATTATATGTACATATGATCATCAACCTCGCCTATTTGTTCCTCTAAAAAATAAAAAAGGTTTCTTTCTTCGCTGTATTCTTCCTGATGAGCTTAAACAAATCCAAGGTTTTCCAGCTGATTTCAAACTATGTGGAAATAAAAAAGATCAAATTAAGCAAATTGGTAATGCTGTTCCACCTCCCCTTATTACCCTTATTGTAAAACAACTTGTTCAACCCTAAGGTTCTTCTGGAACTTCTTGTTCCTTTTCGTCATTATTGTCATTATCGTCATTTTCGACGCCTAGAAACTTACTAATGTCTGCCTTAAAAGTTGGTCTTGGATAAACTTCCATAATACCCTCTAATAGTTTTTTATTTTCTCCCCGACCATACTTGTCTTTAAGTGCTGTGATATCTCTAATATAGTCTTCAATCCATGGAGAATCCTTGACAAATTCTTCTCCATTCATGAAGAGCAGCTTTCCTGGTATGTTTTTTTCTGGAGTTTTTTTGTATTCTTTTCCAGTGAAGAAGATGACATAAAAGATTTTTTCTGATGGACATGTATCATTAAAGAATACCTTCATGTTATCCGTCTTCTTCACTTCAATGTCGAGATCAATATCTCCAACATTTCTAAAATCTTTTGACTGTTGGCTTCCCGCTTGTTTATAAGATAGTGTCATCGCATCCAGAACTTCACAGATTTTCTGAATAACAATACGCTCACATGCCTGAGTATTTCCTTTTTCTGTTCTAGTAGTCATAATGAACTCTTGAGTAATGTGCTTACTCAGTTCATTGGTAATCTTTTGGAAAAGTTGCTTTGCTTGTGTGGACATTTCTGTTGCTTTTTCTCTAATATATATTAGACAAAAAACGTTTCAATTTTTTTTCTTTTTTTTTCTGAATTTTTTTCCACATTCACTTTTTATTAGGTGTGTCATTGAAGTTAAACAAAATCTTTACCTTACTACTCATAACCTACTAAGCATCAATTTTATCAATGACCTTCACCATAACCGTGGGAAAGTACGGACTTCTTGGACCAACCGAAATACCTGTACCAGCCGCTGTGACTGGGGCACCATCAATGTCGGTGTCATTCCAGTGGGTAACATGCTTTCTGCCTCCTTCTAGTTGACCATCCGCGTCTAGTGAGAGAGCTGGTAGCGACGACCATTGTGTCTCGAAGGCTGTTTTGGCACCCGCATCAGGGAAAACCATATAGTTTAAGCCGTAGTGTGACCATCCATTTGTCTGAGAAAGAGTCGGTATATTGGCGGCGAGCCAAGAATCGAAGACATCGCCTAGCGTTGTTGGGTTTAGCGAAGACGCAGAATCAGCAACGATGACTAGCTGACCAGTTGGGAATAATGTATGTCCCGCCGCTAACCAATCGGCAATTGCGGTTGCGTTGTAGTCTGGGTCAGAGTAGTACATATTGGCCTCCGCTTCCTGGTCAATGACATATTTGAATGCCTTAGCAAGACTAGCGTAAGTGTCTCCGGAGGCCTGAGCAGAGGTCATCGCGGTTAGAACGACGACAAATGCCCAACCTCCGGCAGGGATGGCGTCGGTTAACCAGGGTGTTATGATGTTGTTAATTGTATTGTCTCCAACAGTGGTGAATCCAACAGAGGTGTCCTCAATGGGGAAGAAGAGACCTTTAGAGTCTGACTGGAGGCTAATGCCACTTACATTATGAGAATTATGAACAATTCCCGGTGTGAGTGGCATAGTTAATGAGTCTGAAGTATTTAAATATGACCAATTATTGTCATTATTTTTTAGATATACATGGACTTTATTAGATCCCACAGTTTTAATTAAACGTATTTTATCAATATCACCTTCGGCAACTACTGGATAATTAGCTGATGCATCAAAATATTCTGATTCACCATCATTATTTGGTAAAGTAGATGCTAAAATTAATGGTGATTCACCTACACCACTAGATGTGTATGTAATTGTTGCTTCAAAGCCAAACGAGTCATCGAGACCATAAGCCTTTGTAGCATATAGATTATTTTTATCATTATTACTACCATCAAATACTAGTATATTATCAATATTGGATACTACACCATTTGATAAAGGAGCATTAACAAATTCAACAGACCAATCATTACTTAAACCACTCTGATACGCTAGACCGAGACCGTCAACCTGTTTGTTGTTAATGTCACGAAGTGATAATTGTCCTTGATTAATTTGAACACCAGAAACAAGTGTATAATCTTCTGGAGCTAAGGGAGCTGTATAGAAAACAGGTAGCAACGAACTAGGTAATTTAGATTCTTGTATATCTGTCTTCTTAACTAGATCAGTTATACTATCTTTTATTTGTTTTAACTCTTTTGCTAAATCAAGATATCCACTTCCTTCTGAAACAGAAGCATTTGTTGGGTCGTTATCAAGAGCGGCTTTCAAGTTATCTGTAAGATCTAAAAGCTCTTGATTTACAGCAGCAATTTTCTTTCCAGGGTTTTGAGTTAGAGTATTATACCGAGGACTCATTAATAATATTCTTAAATATTATAAATAATACAAAAATTTTTATTTTTATTGTGATTTAAATTTCAATGGTTTATATTCTTCTTGTATTCCACTATTAGTGAATATAGAATTAAAATAAATAACATTTTCTACATTCCATTGAGAAATATCTTGATTGAAACTAGTTGCTTTATTAAACATATTATCCATATTTGTAACATTTCCTACATTCCAATTACTAATATTACCATTAAAAATAGATGCTTGAGCAAACATATTTTTCATATCTCTAACATTTCCTACATTCCATTGAGAAATATCTTGATTGAAACTAATTGCTTTATTAAACATACCTTGCATATTTATAACTTTGCTTACATCCCAATTAGAAATATTACCATTAAAAGCTTTTGTATTATTAAACATATCTGTCATATATGTAACATTGCTTACATTCCAATTAGAAATATTACCATTGAATTTTATTGTATCTAGAAACATATTATTCATATATGTAACATTGCTTACATTCCAAATAGAAATATCCTGATTAAAATTATTTGCGTTACTAAACATTGAATTCATAGCTGTAACATTACCAACATTCCATTTAGAAATATCCTGATTGAAATCATATGCATGCCAAAATAATTCGTTCATATTTATAACTTGGCCTACATCCCAATTAGAAATATCTTGATTAAAATCTTCTGCTTTAGCAAACATAGCATACATATTTGTAACATTTCCTACATCCCAATTACTAATATCCTGATTAAAACTAGAATAACTAAACATTTCACTCATATTTGTAACATTTCCTACATCCCAATTACTAATATCCTGATTAAAACTAGAATAACTAAACATTTCACTCATATTTGTAACATTTCCTACATCCCAATTAGAAATATCTTGATTGAAATTTTCTTTACTATAAAACAAGCTTGACATATCTGTTATTTTAGAAACATTCCAAGTATTTATATCTCCATATTTTTCAGATGCTTCTTCTTTATTTAAATACCATTCATTTACAGCGTTTTGTAAATCGACTTTAGTAGTAAATTTATAACGCGATAGCTCAAATACTTTAGAATCAAGATTTGAAATATTAGTAGATTGTTCTACAAGCCTTACTTCTAACTCAGCTTTAAGATTGTTTATTCTTGACAATGGGTTTTGTATTATAATATTATAATGCCTACTCATTTATATTATTCTTAAATAATATAAATATTACAAAAATTTTAATTTTATTTCGTTCATTTAATATTAAACTTCAACTGTGGTTGCCATTGAAGTTGAATAGAATCTTTACTTTACTAATCAATGTATAGTATTAAGCTAAGATTTTTAATCAAATATAGTTTTCGCCTGATCCCAGACTACGGCTCCTATGGTACCAGTTCCATATGCTTCCTTCAAGAAAGGGGCTTCGTTTCCTGCATAATCCATAGCATTTACCTCTTGAATCTGCTGAAGTCTTACGTCTTCTAACGGAATAGTTGGAAGTACTTTTAGTGCACCGCCTTGTGCTGAAATTGTAGCGACTACATCATCTAAGTCTACTATTGTTGTGCAACTGAGGTTGCTAATTCAACAAGTCTAGCTTCTACCTCATCCCAAGTTTTTACATAAACACTGTTTAACTTACTCGCGTCAGGTGGAGTCTGTCCTGCTAAGATCCACCCACCCGTAAACGCCTCAACATCAGTAAACCAAGTAGATCCTCCGTCGCTGGAGATAGTTACCTTATTAATTTGATTATCTGGATCTGATACATCTGTATAATTATAATAGATCTGTCCGCCCTCGCCGGTGTAATTCCATAAGATTTTATCAGTTGAGTTTACTACTCCAGATGCGTCGAGATCAATAGAGTGTGCGCTAGTGTACTTATCTTTCACAGCGTTGGGAACGGTGGTTAGGTTTGTGATGATCGTTACGTCTCCTTCGCGGCGAACATCTGCATCAACATACGACATTGTCTTTAAGTCAAAAACCCGAGTATATAGCCATACATTATCAGGGCTTCTTGTAGGAGAAATAAAATACCATAATACAGGAACTGTTCCAGTTGGTAATAGTCCCATAACAGAGTAACCAAAAACACCAGTTTCTGGAATATTAAGAGCGTCTTTGACATCGGCGTTTTCCTTCATAGCAAGAGCCTGTCTGAACTTCTGTTCGTCTCCGGCGGCTAGCGAGGTTACATCGAGAGTGTAGTCTCCGTTAAGGTCGTTAATTGTATAAGTATTTCCTGTAGAAGGATAATTAAGAACCATCAGGTTTAAATAAGTAGAATAGCTTAAATTGTCAAATCTAGTTTCTCCTTCTCCTGGAAAAAACTGATTAATGGCATTAATATATGCATCTGCTATTGAACCAAGACCTTTTTCGACAAGGTCAGCTTTACTTGGAAAAGAATTTGAGTCATTTATAACGTCTGTTAAAGCAGTCTTATCTAAAGTATTAAAAGTAATACTTGTAACATTTAATTGTTGCGGGATTAAATCCGCGTATACATACGGAGCAAATAATTTAAAATCTTTTATATTAAAATTTTTTACTGCTTCGGTTGACTCGACGCTAAAGTTTCCAGTGCTTGTATAATTAGAACCATCAATTTTATAAACTACTTCAGGTTTGAACTTATCTGATAATTGCGAATAAGATTCAATATTTTGAACTGTAAAAGGAATATTATCAATTGAAGTAGCTGTTAAAATTTCTAAATCCGCACTATTAATGAACTCCGGAGCAGATTGTAATGGTCTGCTAGCGAAAGATACTGCGAGAACAGTCTGTAGTAGAGAATAACCACTAAAAGACTGTGTGAATGCAGCAGTAAGTTCTGCATCAGTTGGAACTGGTGATCCATCTGGCAATGAATCCTTGTATCCGGCAAGTAAAATAGCCTGTGTTGCTGGAGTTAAATCGCTAAATCCAACTGTCGGTGCTCCCGTACCGACTACGGTAACACGTTCTCTTAAATAAGCTACGTCTTTAGAATAATACTTTAGTGATAGCGTTACAGATTTGTCTTTGGGATTCTCTAAGTTAGAGGTCGCAGCGGTATAGGTCGCACCGTTACCAGAACCTCCAAGTATAAGATCAGCACCAATAATAATGTTGCCGAGTCGTTTCACGTATTCGGCTTCCAAAAGAAAATTATCAGCTTTACCTATTTGATAGTATTGAGCAGCTCCTACTTTTAAGACATATCCAACACCAGAGTAATCTTTTGTTGGATCAAACCTGGTTGATTCATTCTGTATGATTACATTTGCTTTATCATAGTCATCTACGTTTTGCTGTGTAATAGGATTAGCCGACTGTATAGTAGCAACACGCACGTGTGTATATTCCTTAAGCATCGAGGATATTCCAAGATCAACAGTTGTATAAGTCAGTTTGACCTCCGAGAAGGTCGCGTTACGATTCGCAATTACGACTAGGCGACCCGGAGAAAATGTGAAAGTAGCATCTACAATTTCTGTACTATTTTTCCATACGCGAATTACACTCGAACCCTGATCTTTTACTAAGACGATCTCCATTTCACTTGTGCCAACTGCATTTATTGTACTCATACCTACAATTCCACTCACCCCATCCGACGCATTATATCCTAGAACTTGATCATTTCCATTCCCATCAGCAAGAGTTACCTTACACGAGAAGTTGAATCCATCATCAATGGTGTAGACCTTTGTAGTGACTAGAGAATTTTCATTAATGCTTCCAGAACCCATGTATTTAAGTGAATTTGAGAGATTGCTTACTAGCTGTTTCTGAATCGTCCCATTCGTAAAATCAGTCTGCCAATCTTCTGATAATCCATAAGTGTATATAACAGTAAGAGCATCGTTATTATTATGATCTAATCCAAAAAGTGGATAACTACCATTATTAATAGTTGGTAATTCATAATTTGGGGTTGGGGTTTCTGACCATACTGGATTAAAAATAACAGGATTAAGATTTACAGGCACGTTTTCTTTTAAAGATTCTAATTCTGAATTAAAATTATTTATAGTATTATTTGATATTGATAAACTGTCTTTTATTTGTTTTAACTCTTTTGCTAAATCAAGATATCCACTTCCTTCTGAAACAGAAGCATTTGTTGGATCGTTATCAAGAGCGGCTTTCAAGTTATCTGTAAGGTCTACAAGGTCTTCATTTACAGCAGCAATTTTCTTTCCAGGGTTTTGAGTTATAGTATTATAACGCGGACTCATTTATAATATTCTTAAATATTATAAATAATACAATTTTTTAAATTATATTTCTAAATTATTATTCTTTAAATTTGAGAAGAATTAATCCATAAAAGTTTGCCTCTTTCTCATGTATGGTATTGTACTTGAATATAAGCTTGAGTTTACTCATACTCTATTGTGTAGTAAGATTTTATTTTAAGAAACAGCTGGTACGCTACATAATGAGTTTATTACCAATCTACTAAGAGGTTTCGATATGTTCCTGAAGTGCGGCAACACTAGCTTGTAGGTTAGCGATGGCTTGAGCTCTCGATCGAGCACCAGTTACGTCGTGGGTATGGTCAGACATAAAATAGATGTCAGCGTAATTGGTGATGCTGGTATCTAAAGAAACAGTTGTAACGACAAGATGAGTATTTGTCACCGAAGCGGAAGACCCATGTACCGAATTGAACGCTTGAGGCGGGACAGTTGCTACCCTGTTCCAGCGGTTTGAAGCGTCTTGAGTATAGACATAGCATCCTCCTGAGTATCCACTGGCTGGAAGGTCAGCATCGCCAAAGTTTCTAGCACAAACAACGAGTTTTGTCTTATCTGGTGTTAACTGAAGTGAAATATGACCTCCTCCAAAGTTTTTTAGGGAATCAGAAATAGTACTTTGTTTAATGTAACTGCCGTCAACTAGTTTGAAGAAGTCTACTATCTCCCCAGTCCGGTCACCAAAGAAGAGATATTCACCATCATTGGATAGTTCTGCATTCATCAAGTTCGAATAAGAATTGTTGTATTCCACTTTTGTGTATGTGGTTGGTGTATCCGACTGTGCTGTGAAAACAAACTGTTTTCCATGACCTAAACAAACAACAAATGTTAGGCCGTTGGTCGTGCATGCCATAGGACACCAACTAGAGTCCTCTTCAGACCCTAAGAGTTCAGTCTGGAGCAGGGTTACACCAGTTGTCTCTACCGAGTAGATTTTAAATTCAAAATTGAGCCGGTCAGTAGAGGCTTCTATCACACCTATCCTGGTGCCGTCTCCTGACACCATACATCTTTTTGTCTTTGGAAAAGTAGCAATGGGTGTATACTCACTTACAGGAGGTAAAATGGTAACTATATTACCCGATTGCAATGCTGCCTTGTCACTCGCATCATAATAATTAAAGGGTACATTAGCGGTATTTGCAATTGTGATACTTGTCACTACCCCATCAGTAACGTTGGCTACCACTGTAACACCAAAGTATTCTGCTATCCAATCCAGTTGTGGAACAAGACTAATGCTTACACCATAATTGTATCCAGAACTTCCGTCTGTTACTTCGTAAGTTCCATCAAAGTTGACCCCAGTTAAGTGTCCGTTTTCATCAACTGGGAGCCTATCCTCCGGAAGCGTCCAGGTTGCGGCCGGCTGTTGAGGTGGCTTCCAGAATAACGATGACCATTCAAAACCATTTATGGGACCCGCAAACAGGGAAGTCTGTGCCAGAAAAGCAGAATCATCTGACATATTTATGAATCTACCAAAAGTCGCAGATAGATTACTACCAATTTCGGCGGTAGGAGTATGCTTTACTGAGCTTGCCAAAATCCAAGTACTACCCTTCTCGTATATATCAATCCTGCCATCCTGGTCACCATCCGCATCCTGTGGAACACCAACAGCCATGTAATTACCTTTCATATCAACAGTGACTCCCCAGAACCCTTCACTACCGCTCGTTCTCGTTGGTTCTTGTACATTTTGTGTTAGCAAAAGTGGAAGGTCCTGGTCTAAGGCGAGTCGTGCTTTTGTATCTTGTATAACTCCGTTTAATGAATCCTGTGTGGCAAGATTAGCAAGGGCTGAAGTATCAGCCTTCCCAGCAATTATAGCCATAATTTCACTAAATTGTATTTCTAAAAGAGAATTTTTTTCTTTGATACTATTAATTTCTTTTAAGGTTTCCCATGTAGGGAAAGGAGTTGGGTGTAAATGTAAATCACTTTCTATTTTAATATTTTGTATAGATAAATGTTTATTATGAGCTAATCCAAGATATACTTCTTCATTTAATCCAGTTATATTCCCAATATGAAGATCTAGATAATTCTTTAAGTTTTTAAGATATACTCTAGCAGTATCAGCTACTTTAACAATTCTTAATTCATATTCAATATCTAACGCAAAACCACTAGTATTACTTGGAGTGTCAGCAGATGTTTTCATACTACCATTGTTTGGATTAGTAATATCGAAATATTTATATTTATAAGAATTATCATCTTGTTCAATATCTAATAATAAAGATAATACAGGTTTATTTACTTCAAGTAAATTGAAAGTGCATGAATATACAAAATCACTATGTTTCTTTGTAGTCATAAGATTTTTATTACTTAACATATCAATATCTTCTAAAGTAGTAATAATATTATCAACATTCGCAACAAACCCTTGTTTTGTAGTTGTATTTACAAAATCAATAGAGAATGATTCATCAAGTCCGTTACTATATAATGAAACTAAAGAATCTACATATAATAATTTATTATTACGTATTGGTAATGCACCTTGGCTAACAGTAACAGATGTAAAACTTCCACTATGTAATGGAGTTATAATATCGTCATTTGTAACTAATTCTACAGATGGATTGTTATTATTATTATTATTTTCTTCAGTATTTAGAACAATATTATCTATAGTTATGTTTTTATTAGATAATAAACCTATATGCATACTATTACTATAATCTTGTGTAACATCTAATGATTTCATAATATTTCCAAAGCTATCAATTAAATGAACTTTTAGATTTTCAGGTGTTTTTACTAATTTTATTTGATATTTTGTTTCTAACTCTAATCCATGATTTGTTGATGGCATCTCGGTTTCAGAAGATAGTTTTAACATAATTTCTCCT